GTCATGTTTTGGTCGTCATCGATTTCGATGACCAAGAAATCTCGGTCTTCAGTCAGCTTGTAGCTGACCATGTACCCCGTCTCAGGCGGGAGTTCGAATCCTTGGATTCCTTTCTCGTTTCGTACTGCTCGGAGCGTAGCTCCACCTGTTTGAAGGACTTGCTCTGCAAAGTACTTTCGGGATTCGTTGAAGGTCATCATGACGTGAGGTAATGTGAGGTGAGGTGAATGATTAGGCGACATGGGCTGATTTGGTCGGCTCGAAACGCTCTCGGTCTGCTGAGACGAGGCCATCGTAGATGGCATGGACTTTCTCTCGCAACACGTCAGCCGATCCCGTCACCCCAAGGTAACGCTTGACCGTCGTGACCTTCCAGCCCCTATGGGGCAGGATGCCCTTCGAGTAGAGGTTCACATCCCTCCGAAGGAGGAGCAGGTTCCACTTCCAAACATGGCACGTAGTGCCGTTTACACTGGTGAGTGCGGCGTCATCTGACATGACCTGCACCCAAAAGGGTGCTGAGAGATTAGCCTTGATGGACTTTGCGACTTTAGTCGCTACTTGTGCTTGTGACATGACGTGATGTGTGTGTAGTGAGATGAAAATCAAAGGTCGCCTTGCTCGAAGAGCATGTCTGCAAACTGCTGCTCTCTGCAAGAGAGCTGAGCGTAACATGACGTGGCGTGAGCTTGGTCCTGAGTAAGACCTTGAAACAACTGCTGAAGCTTAGCTTCCATGAGGGGTGAGGTGAGTGTGTGTCCCATGACAGGGGGTTTGATTGATTGATGGCCCAAAGATACGGACAAAGATTCCACAAATCCAAATTTATTTTTTTAACCTAAAGGTTAGATGGTGACTCCACTTGTGAGCGGCCCAGTGTGGGCATGAGCGAGTGTGCATCACACACACCCCTCACGCCTCACCTGACGCCAGCGGAGCCTTCGGCTCACCAAGGCATGCCGTCGAAGTCAGAGTCGAGCAGCATGTCAGCTAAAGCTGACTGCTTCGGTGAACGCTTGGCAGAAGCCTTCGGCTTAGCCTCGAGAGCAGCGACACGAGCCTCGAGTGAAGTCAAGTCCTTACGGACTTCCGTCGTAGCCACCGCAGTAGCTGAGCTAAGCTCAGAGAGGAGCTTCATGGCGTCCTGCATCGCAGTCACAGAACTCAAGAGTTCTGAAGACGGAGCGGCAACAGCGGCTTGCACCTTCGGTGCTTTCGCGGCTGGCGTCACGGGCTTGGGCTGACGAGCCACAGCCTCGGCTTGTTGCTTTGCAACACGTTCAGCGGCCTTGACCTTGTCGGCTTTGGTCACAGCAAACCCCTTTGGGGTTGCTGCACGAAGCTCCTGTTGGTCAGCTACCATCTCCGTAGGAGATGCCTTGGTGACCTTGGCAACCTTCGACACCTTCGGTGTCTTGTGCTTGACCTGAGGTGCAGGAGAGGAGCCGACCTGAACCCCATCGACGAAAGCCAACAGCTCCTGAAGGAGCTTCGTGGCATGAGCCTTGCGCTCTGCGGTGGGACGGCAGGACAGGGCATTGACAGTTGACCGAAGGTCAGAGAGGAGGGAGGTTTGATTCAGCATAGCTGAGAGTGTTTTGAGACGGCTTCAACAGCGAAACCGATGGCCCCAAAGATACTACGGCAAATTCCGAAATTGCAAATCTGACCCCCCTTGATATATTTCTTACTCCCCTTTAGGGGAGTAAGGCCCCCCTGAGGTGAGCTGAGGTTAGGTGTGAGACGAGGAGGGTTTGCTTCTTGCTGTGAATCAACGATTCACAAAGCTCAATTGCAGTTCTGCTTCAACCAAAGCTGCCTTTCTGCTTGACAATCAGCTTAAAAAGCTGAAAAGTTAGGTGAAATCTGTCTCTAAGAACCCCTACGGGGTCTTAGGATTCGGTTTCGGTTTACGCGTGACGACACGTATGTAGGGGCGCAACCCCAAGATCACGTATAACTCAAAAATTTTATCCACAGGCGGTGAGACCTACTTGACTTTTACCCGAAAAAGTTGTAACTTTGCTACGCTTCTTTAGCTAAGGCAGCTGCGGGGGCTTGCGAGAGCCCCGCTTGCTAGAATGCAAAGTAGTTGTGGAAGCGGTGCTTTGTGTCTTTTGTATATTTGCGCTATGAAGTGCATGAAATACAGTAATGGCGGTGGTGTAGATCGCCCAAAAAGACGTGGAAAAGGCAGTTCTGCTGCTGCTCCAGTGAATTTCAATGAAACTAGCGGTAAAACCCCTAGATCTTGCAATCCCGACGCGCCTTCAAACACGGCTGCTGCGGGTGGATCTGGCATAACTGTAAATGCCGTTGTGAGAAGCAGCAGTGACGCTGGTCAAAAGGCTGGTACACTTAGCTCTAAAAAGCGCCTTGATAGCAATAGAGTTATTTCTGTGAAGGAGATGGCCAGGCAGAAGGAGAAAGAGCAGAAAAGAAGGATGAGGGCCGTTAAGAGATCTGGAAAGCCTCAGTCTAATCCAAGAAATCTTGGTACTACAGTTGACTTCCAATAAGGGCTGATTAGTTTCTTAATTATATTTGCATCATGAAGTGCATGAAGAAGTACAGCGACGGAGGTAAGGCTCCGAAGCCGCCTAAGAAGGACGTTAAAAAGCTTCTTGAGCGTCTTGGTAAGTACCAGGGCCGTGTCTCTGGCCTCCTTGCTGGCCTTGAAGACTTGGAAGGACCCAAGCCAAAGGGAGAATCTTCGTGGCTTTACAAAGGAGAACCTAACACATTTAGACGTATTAAGTAATATGAACTACCCCAAATCACAGAAAAAAGGGATGCGCCTTTCAGACAAGGCCATGCGCCTTGAAGACAAGTCCGAAAGAGTCGCTGACTCTGGGAAGGGCAACATGAAGAGAGCATCTAGAATAATGGCTAGATCTCAGAAGGCCCTGATGAAGTCTAAAAAGGCATGATAGTAAAAAAGTCTTCTGGCGGTTACCGAGTAGTTTCTTCTAAAGGGAGAAACCTAGGTGAATCACCTACCCTTAAAGGGGCAAAGGACCGCCTTAGACAAGTAGAGTATTTCAAGTATCTTAGCAGAAATAAAAAATAATATGCCCAGCAACTACACAGGAGTAAGTAATTCCTTTATGAAATTCAATGAAGGTGGTGGAATGGAAGCCATGATGAGAGCTATGCAAGGTGGTGGCGACCCCAAGAAGCCCAAAAGCCCCGAGTTTATGCTCACTGGTCAGTTCGCTTCACCCGTTATGATGGATGGGGATAGAGAGTACGTCATGTACGACACGGGGGTCCCTGGCCAAGCACCTGTAAAAGTGTATGGGGTGTGGAACGAGTACGCTGTAGCTAGAGACGAAGAGGGGAATGACCTCATCGCCGACGAAGACTTCCCTGTCAGAAAGAACGAAAACGGGGAGTTCGAGCTCGACGTAGCACAATACGAAGCCACTGGCACGAGATACAACGAGTCAGAGCGCATGATGAAGAAGAAGGCTGGTGGATACGAGGAGGAAGAAGAAGACGAAGAAGGAGGCCAAGGCGGGATGCAGCAGCTGCTTCAGATGCTCAACGCTCGCAATGGCCTCAATCGGTGAGCAGAGGGTACTTCAACCCGTCTATAAAGAGAGTCAACCCGTCCGTAGTAGCATATAACAATTCAATTAAAAATGCAACTAAGCAAAAACCTCAGCCTAAGGGAGGTGACAAAGTCTATAACGGCAGAGCGCCTGGGGATAAATAATGCCCCAGATAAAGAGGACATTGCAAATCTTATAGATATAGCTACTCATGTTTTTCAGCCCTTACGAGACCACTTCGATGTACCTATCGCAGTATCATCAGGATTCCGCTGCAAAGAACTCAATAAAGCAGTCGGAGGGTCGAAAACGTCGGAGCATATGGTTGGGCGTGCGCTCGATCTTGACGCAGATACTCATGGAGGCGTCACAAACAAAGAGGTTTTTGAATTTATCAAGAAGAACCTAGAGTTCAATCAACTGATTTGGGAGTTCGGTAACGACGAGAATCCAGAATGGGTACACGTGTCATACCACAAAGGGAACAATAAGAAGCGCGTGCTGCGTGCTATGCGCGACGGAAAAGCAACCATATACAAGCTGTACTGATGGCTAAAGCAAAATCTAGCGGAAGGGCTTCAGAGAAGCTCGTGCTGAACCCCAAGAAGAACCACGGAAGACACGCCAAGAGCAGGTCTAAAAACAAGAGCAGCTCTACCTACGAGAAGCCGTACGCGGGTCAGGGGAGGTGATCGAAGAGGTTGTAGAACCTCTGCACGCACAGCCTAGCCTTCTGAGTAAGCGCATAGCGAACTCTGTAGTTAAACTTGGTCTCACCCCTAAACAGATGGTCTTCGTACATATCTGAAGAAGTAAGCTTGTCGAAATGCTTGTATATATACCCACTATTCATAAGCGGATAGAGGATCCTGCTAGAAAGGTTCCCAGCATTCATTTCATAGTCTTCACTAGCGAACTTGATGGTAAAGAACTCTAGGTCGTAAGCCCACAACAAGAACTCTAGCTCGCTTTGAGATACCTCAGAAGAATCCAAGAACTTAGTCCTGTTCTGCTTCATGCGTTTGAGGTGATTTTTCCCCACAAAGTAGGGTTTCATGTAGGAAAACTCCCTGAACATCCTCACCTTTGGGACCCTGGACTTAGGCATATAACTCTATCTTTGTACAAATTTAAGTGATGAAAAAGGAATACAGGGAGTTTTTTGACGAAATGAAGAAGATCGTCTCCAAAATAGAATCTCTTGCAGCCAAGTACGACCTCGAGGACAGGCTTGTATGTGCAGCCATGTATGGGATCATAGATGATGCTGAAGAAGACGACGAAAACATAGATGTGCTTGCTACATATCACTTTGCCATCGAAGACGATGTAGAGCTGTATAGCGTAACAACTATGATGCATAAGGCGTTCTCAGCTATGACGGGGGATAGCAAGATGAGAAGCTTGTTTGGGGACGACATAAGCCTGAACTAATGAACGGCCTTATCAGGAAGATAGTAGCTGGCCGCGATCCTAAGAAAGACGGGATGGCCTACTACGTAGGGATGAGCGTCGGAAGAGGGAACATATGCTCGATAGTATTCGATCAAGACTCTTTCGATATGTATGGGGTGACTAAGTACGTCATATACGTGCAAGAGCCCGAAAGCCAGGTGGCCTGGAAGACTATAGAAAATATGCCTTGTATAATTGAATACGACCTCGACTTTTAAAATGAAGCCTCTAGAAGCGTTCATCGTAACGATGGAAAAGAAGATGAATGACACCATCACAATCGCTGGTGGCATTGAGCTGTACGTTGACCCTAAGTACGATGAGTTTAAGCACAGGGTCAACGAAGCAGAAGTGGTAGCTGTGCCTTATAAGTTTGAAACGGGTGTTTCACCAGGGGATACGCTGTACTTCCATCATCACGTGGTAGTAAATGATGGGCAACCGCTTACAGGGGAGAAAGACTCTTATATCGTGAACTACTCAGAAACAGCACTAAATAACCAAGCGATAGCTTATAGGAAGAAAGGAACCGATGAAGTGACTCCTCTTGGCGGATGGGTGGTGTTAGAGCCAGTAGTTGAAGAGAAAGAGAAGCTATCAGAGATTATAGAAGTAATAGAGTTCAAGGAAGAAACCATAAATAAGGGTAAGGTAGTCTTTTACGCAGACTATTTCGATGAAATAGGAATTAACATCGGAAATGTGGTCGCGTTTAACCCAAAATTTGGATACAAGTTTAAGATTGACGGAAAAGATTACCTGAGAATACGTCTTATAGATCTTCTGCTATAGACTGCAAGGAGCTAATTGTTGAGAGACAGAGGTTGGAGGAACTGATACGTGAACTAAATTCGGGATCTGAAATTGAATCAAGTAAAGATTATGCAGGAGGATTTGCAGAAAAGTTTTCAAAGTGAGGCTTTCTACGGTATGGAGGCCAGCGTAAACGTAGTAAAACATCGCTCATTCGATGATCTTGTTGACCTCGTTGGCAGTTGGGCTATTCACAAAGGTCTTGTATCTGAGGCTAATGCGACTCGCCAAATGCTTAAGGTTATGGAAGAAGTTGGAGAGGTGGCAGGAGCTTTAGCTAAAGGAAATAGAGACGACCTGATCGACGCTATTGGTGATAGCTTTGTGACTCTTATCATCCTTTCCAAGCAGATGAGCATTGACCCAGACTATGCTCTTGGTGTGGCATACGATGTCATCAAGAACAGAAAAGGGAAGACAGAGAACGGAGTATTCATAAAGGACAAGTAAACGGAAACCCTAAATAATATGTTAGACACCCTTGTAACTGTGGTTGATTCGCTGCCAGCGGCAGTGGACACCATCGCAGCTGTTGCAGATACTGCAATGGTTGCTGTAGAAGCACCGAACGAAGCGGGTGCTGGAACCAGCTGGGTCGCGCTTGGAAATCTCATGGAGATCCTTGTGGCCTTGATGGTGTTGGCTAAAGTTGTCATCAACTTGACGCCGACAGAAAAAGACAACAAAGTCTTCGGACTTGTTGATTCTATCTTGAACACTATCGTTCCAGATAGAAGAAAGGCGTAAGCCTTTTTGGTCAGGTAGCTCAACTGGGAGAGTGGTTGGTTTTTACCGATCGGCTGTGGGTTCGAATCCCTCCCTGACCGCAATCGCACCCGTAGCTCAGTAGGATAGAGCAACTGCCTTCTAAGCAGTCGGCCACAGGTTCGAGTCCTGTCGGGTGTACAATTTAATTCAAATGAAGGTTAAACTACTTAACATCACCCCTGATGCTGAAAGGCATATCGTCGAAGTTGCGCGTGTTTCTAGCTCTCGCGAGAATAAGAAGGAGAATTACGAATCGCTCGTAAAGTACCTCATCGTAAACAAGCACTGGTCTCCATTCGAACACTCTTTTATGACGTTCGAAATAGAAACCAGCAAGGCTATCGCCATCCAGCTTCTTCGCCACAGGAGCTTTACGTTTCAGGAGTTTAGCCAGAGATACCAAGACGTGAACCAGCTTGGTGAGATGTTCGAGCCTGTAGAGTTGCGTTATCAGGCTGCGAATAACAGGCAGTCATCTACAGAGCCAGTAGAAAGCTCTGTGCTTGATGGTAAAGTGAAGATGGTACTTGCTGCATGTGAGCAGCTATACAACAACCTTATTGAGTGTGGGGTATCTAGGGAGACGGCTCGAATGATCCTACCTATGACTACCAAGACAAAGATCCATATGAGTGGAAGTGTACGTTCTTGGATACACTTTTTAGACATCCGTGACGACACCCACGCTCAGTTAGAGATACAGATGATAGCCAAAATTATAAAAGCTATCTTTGCAGAGCAGCTTCCTTCAATAGGGAGGGCGCTTAAATTTAACTAAATGAGTTGTCTTGTAGACGTAAAAGGATACCAAGAGAAAGGGATCGCCATCGATCCTAACGGAACCCATGGAGACGCAATCGAGCTTCATGGGCTTCTTGTTGTATTGCCTAAGCAGCCTCAGAAGAAGGACATACTGTTCCATGAGCTTCCAAAGAACAAGCAGTTCTGGAGAAGGGTAGAGGTTCCCGCTGAGCTTTCCAGGATAAAAACGATGGATGAGTGGATGGAAAGGCCGCAGGAATTTAGAAATAGATATTCCCCTTTCATCGAGAAGGAATTTAAAAGGAGAAGAGACGGGGTGTGGTTCTACAACAACGGAGTCCCTATATATATAACTGGAAGGAACTATATGTTCTTGCAGTGGACGAAGATGGACATAGGCTATCCTAACTTTCTAAATTTTCAGCGTGAGATATTTCTTCATCTGGCTGCTTGCGAGGTTGATGACCGTTGCCTTGGTCAGCTTTATACTAAGTGCCGTCGTTCTGGCTATACCAATATATGTTCCGCTGTACTTGTGGATGAGGCTACACAGGTTAAAGATAAACTTCTTGGCATACAGTCGAAGACTGGTAAAGACGCTCAGGAAAACATCTTCATGAAGAAGGTGGTGAACGTATTCAAGAACTATCCATTCTTCTTCAAGCCGATTCAAGACGGTACAACTAACCCTAGGATGGAGCTGGCGTTCAGAGAACCATCGAAGAGAATAACGAAGTCTAACAAGACGTCTAGGATGGGGGACGCTTTGAATACGATCGTCAACTGGAAGAACACCACGAATAACGCATATGACGGTGAGAAGCTGCACATGCTTTATCTTGACGAAGCTGGGAAGTGGGAGAAGCCGTCAGATATAAAAGAGGCATGGAGAATCGAGAGAACCTGTTTGATCGTAGGTAAGAAAATAATAGGAAAGGCGCTGGTAGGAAGTACCGTGAACCCTATGGACAAGGGTGGACGCGAGTACAAGAAGCTATGGAATGATTCAGACCCTGGGAAAAGAAACCAGAACGGAAGGACGGTGAGCGGACTGTACTCTATATATATACCAGCTTATGAGGCACTAGAGGGTTTCTTTGACATATATGGGAACGCAGTCATAGAAAACCCAGAAAAGGAAGTGGAGGGGATCGACGGAGAAAAGATTGCTATAGGGGCTAAGACATTCTTGAGGAACGAGCGTGAAGCGCTAAAACACGATCCAAGGGAGCTAAACGAAGTTATCAGGCAGTTCTCTTTTACGGAGGACGAGGCGTTTAGAGACAGCATCGAGGGAAGCATCTTCAACATCGGTAAGATATACCAGCAGATAGACGCCAACAACGACCTATTCCCGAACCCTGTAGTTACAGGGAACTTCATGTGGAAGGACAAGGATAAAGAGGTGATGTTCTCCCCTACTCCGCAGGGTAGATTTAAGGTATCCTGGATGCCGCCTCAAGAGAAGAGGAATGTAATCAGGGAGGAGAGAGGAAAGTTAGTACCGCCTAACGGTCACATAGGATGTGGCGGAGTTGACACATATGACATCGATGCCACGGTAGACGGAAGAGGATCTAAAGGCGCCATGCACTTATACAATAAGTTTAACATGGAGGTCCCATCTAACATGTTTGTAGTGGAATACAACTCTAGACCAGACCTAGCTAGTATCTTTTACGAAGATGTGCTTATGTGCGCTTTCTTCTATGGGTATCCGCTGCTAGTAGAGAACAACAAGTATGGGATATTCAGGTACTTCGAGTCAAGGGGATACGAAGAATACTTGATGGAGAGGCCAGACTTTTTGAGATCCGCAAACTCTCACGCAAACGTAAAGACGAGGGGGATACCATCCAGCTCTGCTGACGTTGTTCATGCTCACGCTCAGGCTATTGAGAGTTTCATACACAATCACGTTGGTATGAATAACGAGACATTCGAGATGGGGAATATGTATTTCAATAGGACCCTTGAAGACTGGATAGGATTCGATATAAATAACAGAACCAAGTTCGACTTAACGATCAGCTCTGGATATGCGTTGCTTGCCGCCCAGAAAGCTAAAGAAGAAAAGAAGCCTTCTTCGTTTGTAGACAAGACTTTTTTCAGAACATATCAGATAAAAGAGTGGCATAGGTAGTTTGATTATATTTGCGGAAATATCGCAAATACGCCTTTTAATGTACAAAAGCGGAAATAAAAATAGAGGTGTTCAGCTTTCTTCTGGGAATTTCCCGAACCCGTTGGCGTCTTCAGAAGAGAAGGCTACATCTGAGTATGGGTTGGCGTATGCGAAGGCAATATACAAGCAGTGGGGGAAGTTCGACGAGGACTCTTCTTTGTATAGAAAGAGATACAAGACGTTCGAGAGAAATAGAGATTATGCGAACGGTACGCAGGACACTGTAATATATAGGCAGTTGCTTACTTCTTCCGATCCAAACAACGGAGACGGAAGCATGATGAACATAGACTTCACGCCAGTTCCTATACTTCCGAAGTTTGTAAGAATTGTAGTAAATAAGATTCTGTCTCAGGCGCCATATCCGAACGTAGAGGCTATCGATCCTTTGTCTTCTTCTGCAAAAGACAAAGAGAAGAGAAAGATGGAGATGCTTATAAACTCTAAGCAGGCTCTTAGCGATATAAAGCAAAAGACTGGGATGACCATCGGAGTAGATCCAGATGAGTTGCCAGATACGCTTGAAGAGGCAGAGATCTTTTTCGGTCAGAACATAAAGACTACCGCAGAAGTAGCCGCTCAGATAGCCACGAACCTGACTCTTGAGTGGAGCGACTTCAACGACAATATCTTCAGACGTTGTGTAAATGACATAGCCACTGTGGGTATGGCTGCGGTCAAGAGAAATAACGATCCTAACTACGGGATAGTTACGGAGTACGTAGATCCTTCGAACTTCATACATAGCTACACCGAAGATCCCAACCTCTCTGACATGACGTATGCTGGTCATGTGAAACATATGTCTATACAGGAGCTCAAGAGGATTGCTGGGGATCAGTTTACAGAAGAGGAATACGAAGAGATAGCGAAAGCAGCTCAGAAGATGTACAGCCTCGACGTAAACGGTCTCAGCAGAAGGCAGTACGACAGCGGGACTGGAAGCGTTAGATATGGGTATGACGAGTATATGATAGATGTGCTTGACTTTGAGTTCTTGTGCAATGACGTCATTTACTTCGAAGAGAAAGAGAACAGACATGGAAACGTAGGGTTCCACTACAAAGGAGAAGCATATAAAGCCCCTCAGAACTCCGTGTTCGAAAGACGCCCAGTGAAGCTGGACAACATGGTCGTCTATGGTGGGTGTATGGTGATTTGCTGCAATAAGATCTTTAATTACGGCAAGAAGACCAACATACCAAAGAATATGCACGACATAACTAGGGCATGCCTCTCATACTCTGCCGTAGCGGTGAATATTAGAGATATGATCCCTAAGTCTATGGTGGACAGCTGCATAGGGTTTGCTGACCAGATACAACTATCTCACCTCAAGCTCCAGCAGTCTATAGCTAAGGCGAAACCAGACGGCATCATCATCGACATCGAAGGATTGGAGAATGTGCAGCTTGGCAAAGGAGGTGATCTCCAACCGCTTGAGTTGCATGATATATATGAGCAAACTGGTGTCTTCTACTACAGAAGTAAGAACCCAGAAGGCGGATTCCAGAACCCCCCGATCAGAGAGATAGGGAACACTATAAGGAATATCAACGAGCTTATAGGCATATATAACCACTACCTCAGGATGATACGGGACACCACTGGCATCAACGAGGCCATGGATGGTTCGTCTCCGAAGGGAGATCAGCTTGTTGGGGTTAGACAGCAGGCTATTAGCGCTGGAAACAACGCTATATATGATATAACGAACTCTTCGCTGATACTGTACAAGAAGGTTTGCGCTGATGTTATAAAGAGCATACAGATCATCCCGAACGACTCTGTCATATTCAGAGTGTATGAGAACGCAATCGGCGCTCACAATATGAAGGTGATCTCTTCTTTCTCTGACTTGTACATGTTCAACTTCGGTATTACCGTAGTAAAAGACATGGAGGAGATTGAGAAGCAGTATCTCGAAAACAACATACAGATCTCCCTTTCGCAGAAAGAACTTGACATAGAGGACGCTATAGCGATACGTCAGCTCAAGGACATCAATCAAGCAGAGAAGCTGTTGATCTTGAGAAGAAAGAAGCGTATGGCTTCTCAGCAGCAGATGGCTATGCAGAACTCCCAGATGCAGGCACAGATGCAGCAGCAGTCGGCTGCACAGTCCGCAGAGATTAGAATGCAGGAGTTGCAGGCTCAGTCTCAGATAAAGGCTCAGGAGATGCAGTTGGAGGCTCAGCTGAAGGTTCAGGTTGAGCAAGCTCTGCATGAGCTAAGAAAAGAGATAGAACAGATAAAAGCAGAAGCATACGCCTACTCAAAGGATGCAGAAAACTCCTTCAAAAAAGAGGTAGAGAACATGAAGGAGGACAGGAAAGATGAGAGAGTTAAGAAGCAGGCTGTTGAACAAAGCAAACTGATTTCTCAAAGAGATGGGAAGAGAGGCGAGCTAGAGGAGATAAGAGAGCAGGCGGCTGAAGCAGCGCAGGAAATTTCAACTGGAATCATTTCAAGAATACTAGGAAGATGAGCAACGTAGTAAATCTTGATGTCGCCAAAAGAGTAGACATCATATGCAGGAAGGGTGATACGTTTAAGCTTGAGATAGATCTTAAAGCGGCTGATGGGACTCAGGTAGCTCAGGGTGCATATAACTTCAACATGGAAGTTAGAGCCTACGACTATGCTAATACAGACTATGACTCCCCTAATTCTGGGGCTGGTGACACAAGCGCTGAAATAATACTTTCAACCAAAGACGATGCCAACGGTAATAAGAAAATAGCGTACACTACATCCTTAGGGAAGGTAATCTTTAATGTGCCAAATACTAAAATGAAGTCTGTTGCTGCTGGTCTCTATGTCTATGATATAGAAGCTATATCTACTGCAAACAGCGAGGAGTCTCAGACCTGGTTATATGGGACCTTCAAAATAAACGAAGACATATCTGTGTGATGAATGTTGGATTCACCTTACCTCCAGGAAATTCAATATCTATAAACGTACCAGAGTCTCAGTCCATAAAGACTGTAACCTCTGAGTTCGCCACCATATCTATAACTTCTGATAATCAAGTATCGCTGGATATTACTACGCCAGCGAGTAATAGTCTTTCTTTCTACCCACCCACACAGTCTGTAGTAAAGACGAGTCTTGAAAGACAAAATTCTTTATCTATATACCCATACAATCAAATACCTGTAGTAGAGGTTGTTCAAGGAACGGACGCTAAATACGGGGTATTCTACTCTACGTCAATGCAGCCATCTTTGGGCGCTAACGTAAAGAACACTATGTCATTCCCTACAGCAGACATAGCCAGTGGAATTACTGTTGTAGATGGAAACAAGCTTAAGTTTCTTACGTACGGTGTTTATAACGTACAGTTCTCTGCCCAGTTCGATAAAACAGATTCTGGTGTTGATCATGCTGACGTTTGGTTTTCTCAAAACGGAACAGACGTAAAGGACTCTAACACTAGAATTGAGCTCGATAAGAATAACGCCAAAATGGTCGCTGCCTGGAATTACTTAGTAAGGGCAGAAAATGATGACTATGTTCAGATACACTGGGCCTCACAAGATTCAGCCGTGCGGCTTTACTATGAGGATCCAGCTTTTTCGGACCATCCGTTACCCCTTAGGCCAAGAATACCGTCCGTAATAATCACAGCACATTTAATAGCTAGTGCTGTTGCTGGACCGCAAGGACCTGCTGGGCCTACTGGACCACAGGGGCCCGCTGGCGCTACTGGCGCTACTGGGCCCGCTGGGGCTACTGGCGCTCAAGGTGCTCAGGGGCCTCAAGGACTTGCTGGTGCTACTGGAGCCCAAGGCCCTCAAGGACCGCAAGGTGTTGCTGGGCCTGCTGGCGCAGCTGGCACGACTGGAGCACAGGGTCCAAAGGGGGATACAGGCGATACTGGTCCCACGGGTCTTACTGGACCCGCTGGACCAACTGGTGCAACAGGACCAACTGGATCCACAGGCCCTGCTGGAGCAGACGGGAAGTCGGTTACTGGAGTATCTGTTTCAAATAGGTCTGTTACAACAACCCTTAGCAATAATTCCACAGTAAACGGAAGTTTTGCTGTAACCCAAACTAGTATAGACGCCCCCTCAGGGACTGCTGCGGGGTCTGGCTTCTACTGGGATGGGGAAACATTCGTCGCTAAAGAATTTGTAAACCCAAACTCAGAGGCCATAACCGTTAGCCTTCCTTCTGGTAAGTCTTTTGGGAAGTATGGGCACGGAAGCACTATACATATAGGCAACGCAAGGTCCATGCTTGAGATAATAAGGGATGCGGTTCAGGACATACAAACACCAACGATAACATCAGTTAGTTTGTCTCCGAATCCAGTGGCTTTTAATACGCTATCTGGGAATACAACTTTATCTTTTACGGTTGGAAACCCAAACACGCTTATGGGGAAAGGGGTTACTGTTACTATAGAAAGAAAACAGGGCAGTGGGTCATACTCTGTTTTGCAGACCGTTTCTTACACGTCAGCAAGTAACAGCTTTAGCAACTCGTACGCATGGGGGCCAGTCACTCAGTACTCTACTGACAGCTTTACCTATAGAATAACGGCATCGGTAACAGAAAATCCATCCATTATATCGTCTCCTACGGAAGTAACAAGAACTACTAGTAATTTTGCTGCGCCTACCTTGTCCTCTCCTTCGGCAACGAGAAGGCTATTCACGGATTCTTTAGCTGGTGAGACGGATGCCAGCAGAGAGGTAGGGAATGTGACAAGCAATGTTTCATTTACAGTGTCTTCAGCGGCAAACACAAACATATATATACAAAGGGTTGATTTGTTTAGAGTTGTTTTAGGTGTAGAAACCTCGTTAAGATCATGGACGACTACAACGGATATACCAGCAAACTCTACTTCATATACTGTTTCTGGATATATTGATAGCGCTGCCCCATCAAGCGCCGCATCTATAATTTATAGGCTTAAAATATACGATTCGTATCAAGGTGCTACCGTATTTACTACAAGGGATTTTACAGCTGTTGTGATGAATAGGTACGCACACAAATTTGGTGCACATCCAAATGGGCTGCCAACAACCGCCGCCCAAGCTAAAACAATTTTTGACAACTTACAAGGAACAACTTCAACAACAAGCCTTTTAAGAACCACTACAGAAACATTCCCACACCCAAGTGGGTGGGCAGTGGCTGGAACAACTCAAACTAATTCCACCTCAAACTTTACATATATAATGTACCCGACTAATCAGTCTGCTTTAACGTCCGTTCTTCAAGGGGCGACTGAGGTTTTATCTGATTTCGAACAGCCAGTAAGTACCCTTAACATCGAAAACAAGTTTGGCATTTCAAATCCTTATAGGATATATAAGACTAAATCACCAGGCGCATTTGCAAGCGGTGTCGGTATAACTATAAAAAATGGATAACAAGCCATGCCTATATTTCCAGGTCTAGTAACGCACAACAACCCCAACGAAGCCATAATTGACGTGACTGGAAATCAGGTCAAGGGCCTTGGCGTTTTCGCTACCATATCTGGAGTCGCCCCGAACAGAAACTCATTGAGTCCTTCCGTGAGATGCGAAGGGTATATAGCGCTGGTAAAAGATTTAGATGTTTTTTACGTATACACTTCAACTGATCTAGGTAATACGGAATGGCAGAATGCTTCTAACTGGGTTCAGCTTGGTCAACAAGGCCCTCAAGGACCTCAAGGGATTCAAGGATTAAAAGGTGATACTGGCGCTACTGGAGCCGCTGGACCACAAGGCATTCAGGGGGCAACGGGCGCTACTGGACCTGCTGGTCCTACTGGCGCTACTGGACCTGCTGGTCCTACTGGGGCTACTGGACCTGCTGGAACGAACGGAATAGATGGAAAAACGGTATTAAACGGAACAACCAGTCCAGCGGCTAATCTGGGGGTTATTGGAGATTTCTATATAAACACGTCTTCAAACTTAATTTTTGGCCCAAAAACAGCTGGAGGATGGGGCAGTGGTGTTTCTTTGGTTGGACCTCAAGGAGCAGCTGGGGCGACAGGAGCTCAAGGCCCTCAAGGTATTGCGGGTGCAACTGGGGCTACGGGCGCTACAGGCCCCCAAGGGCTCCAGGGTCCAGCTGGCGCGACGGGCGCTACGGGTGCAGCTGGTGCAAATGGGGTTGATGGAAAAACAGTTCTTAATGGCACTTCAGATCCATCTAGTGGCACTGGAGTGGCAGGGGATTTCTACATAAACACTTCTTCAAAGAATATATTCGGTCCAAAGGTAGGAACTAACTGGGGTACAGGGGTGTCTTTAGTTGGTCCGACTGGGCCTCAGGGTGCTACTGGGGCCACTGGTCCTCAAGGACTTCAAGGTCCTACTGGAGCTACTGGTGCTACTGGTCCCGCAGGGGCCGCTGGTAAATCTGTCACGGGTGTTTCTGTAACAAACAATACCGTTACCACCACATTAAGTGATTCTACTACGGTTAGCGGAACATTCTCTGTTAATCAATCAAGCATAACCCCGTTAGCTGGTGCACAGGCTGGACAGGGATCGTTCTGGGATGAGGATTCTTTTGAAAACATAAGCCTTGCTAGAAATACCAGCATACCAGTCAGTATACCTAACGGCAGATCGTTTGGTAAATATATAACGAATGACACCATAACTATATCTAGTTATAAATCTGCGCTTGACTTAATTATAGACGCGGTTCAGTTAGTTCAAAATCCAAGCTTTTCTTCTTGGAGCGTAAGCACTATACCGTTTAACACAACGGATCCTTCTTCAGTTACAGTTAGTTATAACGCAAATAACTTAAACTCAAACCTAGGAAGGTCTATACGGGTTCTTGTGTATAGAAAAAATGAGGGGGCGTCAGATTCCACTTACGCTTTGATACATACATCGGCTAGCTTTTCATCGGCTGCAACTGGAAGTCAGTCATTTCCTAACTCATACACTCTTAGCGCTTATGCAACAGCTGGGTTTACGTATAAGTTTAGGGTAGAAGACGTTGGTGATAATAGTTATTTTGCTGAACAAGTACTTACAAGAAGTCCAGAAGCCTATTTGGTTCCTAGCATAGGATCTTTAACGGCGGCAAGAATTTCTACATCTAATTCTAGTGGTGAAATAAATGCTATTAGAGAAAAGGGAAACACATCAAGTACTGTGACGTTCAACGTGACGATAAACTCCGCAAACGTGCCCATCAACTCTTTAGTTCTTCAAAGATCTATAGATGGAGGCACTAGCTACACAGGCATACATGCATTTCCTTCTCCTTACATTGGAAGCAAAACCTATACAGACAACTACACAAATAATTCTTCGAGTCTTTCGTCTATACTTTATAGAGTAGTCCCAACCACAAGCTATCCATCAAATCCAACTGGTGCTAGTGGAAACGAAACAACTGTAACCTTATCAAAATTCGCTGTTAAGTTCTTGGCTTCTCCAAACGCTCTGCCAGGAACACCAACCGCTGCTGACGCTATTTATGACACCACTCCTTTTGCCAATAGTGTATTGAGAGATAACACGATAAGTTTAGGTGCCCCAATGACGTTTAACGGATCTTCTGACACAAACAACACAAGTAATTTTTCTTATATACTTTATCCAACTTCACTTGGTGGTGCGTTAAGTGTAATAAACATGGATGGGTCAACATCTGTAATAAGCGATTTTGGCTCACCAGTAGCGTTCAATATAACAAATCAATTTAGTGTGTCTATAGAATATAGAATATACAAGTCTAATTCAAAAGGAGCATTTTCATCTACAAATACATTAACATCATACTAAAAAATGCCCAAGTTTCCTGGCCCAGTACAACACAACAACCCCAGTGACTTTATAGTCAATTTGACTGAAAACCAAGTCAAAGGCCTTGGCGTGTTTGCTAGTGCCACAGCCAGAAATTCACTTAATGCCAACATGAGGGTAAATGGTTTTTTGGCTGTGCTTCAGGATGTAGACAAGCTTTATATATACAACAGCACTGATTTAGGTGATACCGCGTGGGCAACTGTTGGAAACTGGGTTGAAATAGGGTCTAGCACAGCATACACGCTGCCTATAGCAACAGCAAACGCTCTTGGTGGTATAAAAGTTGGGACTAACTTATCAATAGATGGAAGTGGAATTCTGTCGGCTACCGATACGAATACCACGTATACAGCTGGAAATGGTTTGACGTTAGGCACCAATGACTTCAATGTAGGGGGCACAACAGACAGGATAACGGTAAGTGCTGATGCTGTAGACATAGCGAGCAACTATATAGGTCAAGCATCCATAACCACTCTTGGGACCATAACAAGCGGCACGTGGAATGCTGGGTCTATTTCAAACGACTATATAACTAGTGTTGCTGGAACAAAAGTGACTGGCAACATATCTGGAAACGCAGCCAACGTAACTGGAACGGTAGCTATAGCCAACGGGGGCACTGGAGCTACAAGCGTAGGAGTGGCTAGATCTAATCTTCTTCCAGCTTATTCTGGAAATAACAACAAGGTACTTAGGGTAAACTCAAATCAAACAGACGTAGAGTGGTCCTGTATATCAAAGGATATGTTTTGTGTTCCAGGCACTATTCCGTCAACCACAAATCATATAGTAACATCTGTATATAGAGATGGGCAATGGAGGGATATAGAGATAAATGGATTGTACAGTTCAGGAGGGACAGTAACCGTAGCAAATGACAGCGTAGTAGTAAAGTCTATAAACTCGGTAACCCCGATAAGCGGTGCTGTCACCTTGTATGGGACGTCTATCTCTAGATCTGCATCAAACGTTCAGACGATAAATGCTGGGCTTGTTGCCGCTGAAAACAACATATCGACTAACTCGCAAGACATAGCCGCTATTCAGGCAGCTATAGCCCCTATATCAAAAAATCAGACTAAGTCTAGATTTGGATTTAGCCAGACATCAGCTGCGTTAGAAACGTCAGAGACAACTGGTTCATTCTTTAAAGGCAGCACTGGATATTTCTTTTCTCAGGCTAGCCCTGGAACCATAGAGATAAAGCTGCTTGATGACTCTGTAACGCCAACCCAGAGAACGATCATATATGGAGAGGGCAGAATAGGTGGCGCCCTTGTGGGCGTCCACAACACGTCACCATCTTATCCGCTCGACATCACGGGAAACACAAGGGTAACTGGCAACATAATAGTCACTGGCACTGTAGATGGAGTCGATATATCAGAGCTTAAGAATACTGTCGACAATATAACTGTTGGGGGCACAGAAGAAATTGAACTATTTTCGTACTTTATTTCGTAAGCATGCCTAATTCATATAAATCTGTAGCATACAGCACTACTGGAAGCGGAAGCAACGAAGACGTCTACACATGCGGCGTAGTAGCTTCAGTAGTTAAGAGCTTGGTTGTGTACAACTCTAGCCCAACAACTGCATACGCAATTACTGTAAAGATATACAAGGCCGCAAGCACTACTAGCTATGAGGTAAACTATCAGTCAGTTGGAGCGAGAACCGCTTGGAATGTTCTTAGCCCAGATGGATCTATAAACCTTCAGAACGGAGACAAGATACAAGTAGTGACTTCTCAGGCTGGCCTTGTGGTTAACCTGTCTTACATGGAGTCTTCCGTGAGCGTAAGCGGAATCAACCTTGCCTCTATATCTGACGTATCTGACGTTGCTGCTACAAACAATCAAGTTCTTACTTGGGACTCTGCAACTGGATTGGCTACTTGGGAGGCAGCTACTGGTGGTGTCACAAGCGTCGTAGGAACCTCACCAATATCTGTTAGCGGAACTTCGACGAGGACTGTTTCTATATCAGAAGCAACAACTTCAGTAGCTGGATCTATGTCAGCAGCCGACAAAGTAAAGTTGAACGGAATAGCTACTGCGGCAGACGTAAATCAAAACGCTTTTTCAAACATCAATGCTTTAGGTTTTCAAGCTGATGGTACGACCGCTGTTAACCTTTCGCTCGCCGCAGACAACACTACTGATACTTTTCAGATTCTTTTCGCGGCCCCGCTTACGCTTGCTAGCGCTAGCGGCGGAGATCCAGCGGTTGATGCAATTATAGTCGGAACTACTGCTGAAGCCAACGTAAACGCAGACTGGAATGCTGTGAGTGGTGATGCTCAGATATTAAACAAACCAACGATAGTTTCTTCTGTAACTGGAACTGCCCCGATAGTATCGTCTGGTGGAACTACGCCAGCCATAAGCATAACAGCGGCCACAACTTCTGCGGCTGGATCTATGTCGTCCTCTGACAAGACTAAACTTGATGGTGTTGCCTCTGGCGCTGAGGTGAATCAAAACGCATTTAGCAACTTTGCTGTATCTGGGCAAACAACGATAGCTTCTGCCTCTAAAACTGGAACGCTTGAGTTTATAGCTGGAGGCGGAATAAGCTTTATAACCGATAACGTAGGAAAAACACTACAGATAACTAACACGGGACTGCATAAACAGATTACTGGAAAAACCGTGGCTACTGGGGCGTGGTCCTTAGTGAGTGGGTTGTACGAAGCCTCAATAAGCGATGGAAACATTTTGTCTACAAGCATAGTAGATGTCATACCATCTAATGCCAGCATATCTGTAGTAAAAGCAGCTGAAATGTTGCCACAAACCGACAGCTCTGCTGGAGCTGTCAAGATATATGCAACGAACCTACCAACGGCGTCGATAACTGTAACTCTTAATATACACCCAAGTTCATGAGTCCAATAGGAAAGTTTGCTACTCCGATTGCCGCCGCCGCCGCATCAACACCTGCTTCGACTACACCCACTTTGTCTATAGGGCAAGCGGCTTTTGGTACAATAACGGCTACTATATCAAACTATGCTAGCTACACAAACCCAAACTTCACTGCAGAAGCCAAGGTTGGGGCTACAGTAACCGTAGCTGACGCCGCTGTTCAGCACACATTATCTGCAAACTCGGACAAGCTTGGTAACATATTACTGCTTAAAGATACTAATACTACGGTTGGAACAAGGACGATATATGTAAAAGCACAGGAATTTGGTGATTATAAGCAATCCGCCGTTGCAACAGCCACATATGATGTGACATTTTTGAACGCCGCATATATAAGGCTGATTGCTCAAACCACCGCTGGGGCAAACACTACATCGTATATCGGTATAACAGAAATAAAATTTTATACTGGACAGGGGCAGACGGGAACCGCTTACCCAACAACCAATTTAACCAGCGACACAAGCGAGACTGGCATAGTTGTGAGCGCTGGGTACTCTCAATCTGCGACATATTTGCCGTGGAAGGCATCTGATGGGCTTACATACACAAATTGGTGGTCTTTGGGGGTAAGTAACGCTGCCTTGAACTGGTGGCAAATACAGTTTCAATCTGGAACCTATCCAACTCCGCCCACGATAAAATCGATGAGGATAAACTGGTCAAACTTTCAAACAACTTCGTTTAGAGTACTGACCAGCAGCACGGGTGCTTTTTCTGGAGAACAAGTAGATCAAGGATTGTTTACATTTGTAAACGGAGTAAATAATTATGGATAATCAGATAATAAGAGCTATAATAGACGTTTGCGGGGAAGATGATGTTATAAAACACATGAAAGGCGATTACGTCGATAGAGTTCGCGTGGCCACGTTGTTGTCTATTGGAAACAACGGGGTGTACACTCAAAAAGATATTGATGACATAAATTCTATTGAATAAAACTATGGACAAGTATATAATAAGCGCAGACGTTTTGAATGGAATACTGGGCTATCTGATGCAAAGACCATATGCAGAGGTAGCTAACGGCGTTCAGGCTTTACAATTATTAGAAAAACTTGAAGAAGATGAGCGACAGAATAAAGAATCTACTGAAGGCTAACGGCCTTTCTGGAGTCAACAAGCCTAAAGCTACCCCTTCTCACCCTAAGAAGTCGCACGTAGTTGTGGCTAAAGAGGGGGACAAAGTGAAGGTTATTCGCTTTGGTCAACAGGGTGTTTCTGGATCTCCAAAGAAAGAAGGGGAGTCAGAGTCGTATAAGAACCGCAGGCAGTCCTTCCAGGCTCGCCACGCTAAGAACATAGCTAAAGGCAAGATGAGCGCTGCTTACTGGGCAAATAAGGTGAAGTGGTAAACATTATTATATTTGCAGCCAAATGATTGACATCAACATCTATCAGATAATAGTCCTGGCTGCTGGGCTAGTGGGCGTATACGTAAAGCTTAACATAGAAATCAGCAAGCTTGCGCTTAGGCTCGACATACATGAAAAGCAGACTAGCGTACTTCAAAGCAGCATAGACAAGCTGATAAAAGATGTACAGGAAATAAAAATACTTTTGGCGAGAAAACAAATAGACGAATAAAATGGCATCAGGAATTTACTACATGCCCGCATCCACAACGCTTGATGCCGCTGCGATAGACAACGGAAGGGTAGTTGAAAAGTTTACCGTAACAGGAGGTACAACCGTTACGGTATTTGGGCCTGCGGTCAGAACGTGGGTTACAAGTGCTTGGGTCAATCAGGCTGCTGGTACTACGTTTACTCTAGCCGCTGGGCAAACCGTAGAGGGCCCGTTCACCAAAATACAAACAGATGCTTCAACCACGGTTGTTGCATACTTGAAATAATTCAAATCAATAAATTTAATTGACATGTCCTTTGAAAACAATGAAGAAACTACGTTTCGTTTTGTGGATGAAGAAGAAGTGAATGGCGCTTTTGAACAAGAAGAGCAATTCATAGAGGATCAGCCACAGGATGAAATTCAAGAGTCGTCTTTTAATGACGGCTCACAACAAACAGAAAGCTATACTGATCAAGACGTAGACAGTGCTGTGTTCAATTACCTAAGCGAAAGGCTGGGTAAGAGCGTCAGCTCTCTTGACGACTTGATCGAATATAGAGATAGAGAAAGAGCTATTGACGAAAGGATAGCAGTCATCGCGGAGTTTGTCGAGAAGACTGGCCGCGACCCCAGAGATTGGTTTGTTTATCAGTCGATCGATCCGTCCGAAATGGACGACCTGTCAGTCATCCGACTGAACACATCGGCAGAGTACCCCAACCTTTCTCAAGAAGAGATTGATCTTTTCGTCAACAGCAAGTACAAACTTAACCCAGACGTCTACGGAGAGGACGAGGTTAAGCTTTCTTCTATCCAACTGAGAATCGATGCCGCCTCAGCAAGACGTTCCATAGAGGACGTCAGAAACAGTTACCAACTGCCTCAGGCTAGCGCCAGCGATTACAACTCCATAGTAGACGAGTCTTGGGTAAATCAGATGCGCGAGAACCTGAACGATTTCGAAGGGATCGAGTTTGATCTTAACGGAAAGAAGTTCACTTATGGCGTTGACGAGAGATACAAGGCTCAGCTATATGACAAAAACACTCGCCTTGACGAGTTCTTCGATCCTTACGTACGCGAGGATGGATCTTGGGATTACGACATGCTGAATATGCATAGAACAGTTATTGACAACATCAACGAAATCCTTACGTCTGCATACAGACAGGGAATGAGTGATGGTCAAAAGAACATCGTGAATAAAGCGGCCAACGTAAGCACCAGGACACCAAATCAAGGAGGCGTAAATAACGGCCAAGATCCCCTCACTGAACAACTAAAAGAAGCTTTAGGGTTTGGGGGTGGAGGCATAAAATTCCTCTAACTAACAAACAAAAAAAAACTAAACAAAAATGGCAACTACAAACCAAACAAACTCCACTGACAGAACCGCACTCGGCAGCGGCGGTGGAAGACTTCCAGTTCGTAAAGCTGGACCAGATGCTTATGTGTCTCTCGGAGGCCTTTTGGACCCCACTAAACCAGACAATAGAGATATTCTCGTTCAAACCTACGGAGATCAGGGCATTACTGGCTTTCTTGAATTGACTGGAGCCAAGAAAAGCACGGCTACTTCCGACGAGGTTCAGTGGTGGGAAGAGGGCAGGCTGCATCAAGTTTTTACGGTTACTATGACTACTGCTGGAACACTTAATGTAACCACCCCTTCTTCTAATGCTTTAAGACTGAATGACGTGCTTTTGACTCCAGCTGGTCAAAGGCTTGTTGTAATGTCAGAAACAAACAACTCTGCCAACAACGTAAAAGCTCTCAATGGAGGCACTGTGTCTACGCTTTCGGCTGGCACACGAGTGTCTGTAATAGGCAATATATACGCACAGGGAACTCCTCAGCCTACAAAGTTTTACCAAACTGACCTAAAGAAGTTCATTAACCCATTCTTTATTACCAAAGAGGTATACACTGTAAACGGATCTCAAGCAACCAACATTGGCTGGATCAATGTAAACGGTGATTACAGATGGTACTTGAAGAATGAGATGGACGCTCGTAAGCGATTCATGAACCAGAGAGAGATGATGATGTTGTTTGGTCAAACAAAAGAAGACACAAACGGCGGAACTTATGACAGCTCCCTCGACGTCGCTCTTGAAACTGGAGCCGTAGCGGGCACTGAGGGTTATTTCCAGGCTGTAGAAAGAAGAGGTATTGTGTCTACGGTTTCTGGTGGTGCTCAAGGCACGTTTGCTTCTATGTCTGATATGGACAGCATCATACTTGAACTCGACAAAGAAGGAGCTCCTTCTGAATACGCTTTTTACGTAAACAGAAAGGTTTCTTTGGACATCGACGACATGATTGCCACTGGTATTGCCACTCAGGTTACCGCAGGTCTTCCTGGTCAGTTTGGGGCATTTAATAACGATGCTAACATGGCCGTTCAGCTTGGTTTTAAATCATTTACTAGAGGTGGCTACACCTTCCATAAGCATGACTGGAAGCTGTTGAACGACCCCACTCTTGGGGCTTTGTCTGGCGGATACAAAGGTGCATTGGTTCCTTTGACCACTGTGGCTGATGCAAGAACTGGGCAAAAGGCTCCTGCTTTGGAAATGAACTACAAAGCTTCCAACAACTACAGCAGAGACATTGAGCATTTCGTTACTGGCTCTATCCTGGGGTATGCCACCGATGGCGATGACGTTGCTAGATTCAACTACCGTTCTGAGTGCAACTTGGTTACTAGAGCTGCAAACCAGCACGTTATCATCAAGTAATAAAAACAATAGCGAGGAGGGGGAGGAATAAATTCCTCCTCCTCTAAGCTGCAAAACTTACAAAGATGTCAAATAGAATTTTTCCACTTATTTCTGATCAAACTGAAATAACCGTAAACCCTGCCACAAACGTAACGCTAACGGCGACTCAAATGAAGTCGTCATATATCTCTGTAGTTGCTTCCGCTAACATCACGGTGACTGTCCCATCTGCGAGCTTTAACGGACAGCAAGTCGTGATTTCAAACGATAGTGGAGGTGGGTATTGGATTTCTGTAGACCTTGCGTCATATGGAGAGTCTCATATATCAGATCCTCTTGTCCTTCATGCAGGGAAAAATGCTCTTTGCGTATGGAATGGGACTAAGTGGTCTGTGGTTCAGCTTGGAGATTCTTCTGGATTTTCGTATTACCCGTCTGTATATGGAACCACGCAAATTACGGCAATATCCACAACTGTTGCCATGGCTAATCCTGCATCAATACTGCCTGGATGCATAATAAATTCGAATCCTGTAGCGGCAATCACCATAACCCTTCCGACTGGAACAAACATAGAAACAGGCCTTCCAGCGGATTGGAAAGTGGCGAGTGCTTCATGGGATTTTGTTGTAATAAACACATCAACCACAGCTGGAGCTACTGTGACTTTATCTGGAAATACTAACACCACTGCTATTGGGGACTTTGGCGCAATACCCATAAACGGAGGAAGAGCCACGTTTAGAGTCGTTAGAAGCTCTGCTAATACGTATAACGTATTTAGAGTGGCATAAAGAAAAAAAAATAATTTAATTCAATGGAAAACGAAACAAAAAGAAGTGTTGGCAGACCAGCCACTCAACAGCCAAAGAAGACTCAGATCAAAAGAAATGAAGAATCTTTGACTGTTAAAGAGTTTATCGCAATAAACTCAGGGTCTGTGTTTATGCTCATGCAGTCTGGGATAACTGTCTATGACAAAGATTCAGATAGGGTGAGAGAGATACGTTACTGTGAAAACGAGAACTCTATTTTCAAAGACGAACAATCTGAAGCATCAGTAAAGTCTCCAGTTGTCTTTAGAATGGGCAGGCTGTTTGTTCCAAAAGAACAGCCTAACCTTAGAAGATTCCTTGAGGTTCATCCAGGTAACAAATCTAATGGAGGCTCTTTGTTTGAAGAGGTTAACAAAGAAGAAAAGGCGCAGGCCAAGATGCAAGACGAGTTTTTGACTGTGGATGCCATTTCGTTGATAAGAACAAAAGAGCTTGACGATTTGCTTGCCGTAGCCCTTGCTTTTGGTATGGACATCGACCGACCTGTGTCTGAGATAAAGCACGACTTGCTTCAGAAAGCCAAGTCTAACCCTAAGGTGTTTATCGATTCGTTCGATAACCCAATAGTGGCAATGAAAGCTAAGATTAAGCAAGCCGTGTCGCTTCAGCTTATCAAAGCAGATCAAGACGCTATCAGATGGTTTGACACGAACAAAGTGATTATATCTGTGCCTCCAGGTCAAGATCCAGTAGACATAATGGTTCGCTACTGCCTCACAGAAGCGGCGGCATCACTAGTCTCTGAGATAGATAGACAGATGGCTTGATTATGATTTACAGAAAGAGGGTCGCAAAAGCGGCCCTTTTTTTTTGTCCGTATATTTGCTTTATGGTTAATATACAACAGGTATACAACACAGTAAAGGACGTTATAAATAAAGAGAATAACGGATTTATTAACCTGGCCACATTCAATAGTTTCGCTGTGCTTGCTCAGATGAATATCTACAACAGGATATTCAACGGATCTAAAGACGCTAAGAGACTGATGAGGGCTGGGTTGAACCCGTCTAGAGATAAGTCTTTGGAGAAGCGGTTCTTGGAAGACATGTCTTATTATGCTACATCCGCTACTATAAGTAAGGAGGCTTCTTCTGGCCAGTTCTTGAAGCCAAACAACATATCCAAGATTATCAGCATCACCACAGATGGATCTGTGCTTATGGATATGTCTACGAGGCAGAACATAGAGGTGTGCTACGACGAAGAGAAGATCGAGAGAATGCTGAGAAGCAATATAAGCAGACCAACAGATAACACCCCAGTAGCTCTTGTGTCGAACAAGATAGAAGTATACCCTACGTCTATAAACAGAATCAAGGTTAGATTCTATAGCACCCCATCCAGCCGAAACTCAAGCAACGTCAGGACTGTAGGTGTCCCTTTGTACTCTGCATCTAGTTCTATAGAGGCATTTGATTCTAGCACGTCTAGACATTTCGACCTCCCAGACCATTATCTAGAAGAAGTAGTGTACGAGATATGCAACATGGCTGGAGTGAACCTTAGAGATGATTCTGCGGCTACGTATGGCGCTCAGTCTTCAGAAAGAGCTAAGTCGGAAAAAATATCCTGATAAGAAATGGCAAGAAACTTTATACCAATAGATCAGATAGTCAACGACTTTGCGCTTAGCGTAGACATAGACGACTACGTAGGTCATATATCCGACAACACCATAAGAACCCTAGCCCTCAGAGGCATAAGGGAAATGGGGTTTGACATACTTAAAACCGTATCATCTATTAAGCTTCCTGTAGCATCTAACTCTACAGTGGACCTTCCAGATGACTACGTAGATTGGGTTAAGATCGGAGTGGTTGGAGAGAACGGAATAGTATATGCTCTTGGTGAGAACAAGAACCTGAACTACTCTCAGACGTACTTGACTGACGCATTCGGTAACAACGTGGACTCAGACAATGACGGCGTATATGATAGAGTAGACAGCAAGTCAGCAACTGCCTCTGGATCCCCATCCGTAGAGCTTATAGACGGAGCATTTGATTCGTACATCTTTAGAAACTACGCTCTTGATGGTTCGTACGGTGCGCTGTATGGCGTTGGCGGAGGACACATGTACGGAGACTTCAGGGTAAACCTAGACCAGAACAGGATAGAGCTTTCTACGAATAGCGGAATCACGGAGGTGGTTATAGAGTACGTGAGGGATGAGGCCAGAAGCGCAAATCCATCTGTACATGTGTACGCTGAGCAAGCTCTCATGGCTTATGTGTACTACAAGGCGGTTGAGAGGAAGTCGTCTGTTCCTGCCAACGAGAAGGCTAGAGCAAGGTCTGAATACTACAACGAGTACAGAAAGGCTAACGCTAGAATGAACTCTATCACTAAAGACGAGATACTTAGAACAATTAGAAAGAACTTCAAGCAATCACCTAAATTCTGATGGCTGTAGATAAGCTTTTTTTCGAGAGAATGGATAAGGACAAGAGCCCACTCTTGTTCGAGAAAGGTGATTATATAGATGCGTTTAACGCTTCTCTAGCTGACTACGGAGGCTCCACAGAAGGGACTCTAAAGCCAGTAAAAGGAAACAACTATGCTACGTATATAGCTGGGGCAAATCCTAACGGCAACAGAACCATTATAGGCTCTGTAGCTGACGTGTCTAGAGACAGGGTGTACTTCTTTGTCAAGACCAACAACCCTGCAAATAGCGGTATCTACATGTACAACAACAGCACAAACACGGTGTTGTCTGTGCTTGTTAGTTCTGTATTGAACTTTCAGAACGTCTCGTTCGTGAAGGCCGATGTAGTGAACGCAGACTTCAGGCAAGACGGTACAGTGACGCCTATGTTGTATTTCACAGACGGAGTTAATGAGCCAAGGAGAATAAACGTAGACAGAGCAATAGCTGGTGAGTACAGTACATATGGAAGTACGGACTTAAACTTTGAGCTTTCTGTTTGTAAGGCTGCTCCAGTAACAGTCCCCCATTTCTTCTTTGATACAGACACTAACATTTTGTCGAACAACCTGCACGGAAACGCCTTTCAGTTTGCGATTCAGTATCTGTATAGGGATGGAGAAGAGTCTGCAATATCTGGATATTCAAGAATAGCATACACTAACTACACAGCTATAGAAACTTTAGAAAACTCTGGTTCAGAATTTTATAGAGACAATGTATGCAAAATAGACATAGCTAGAAAAAACTATTCGTCTATTCCTGCCACTCAGTCAGCAATATCAGACATAGCAAGTGTGTCAAAAGTAAGACTGCTGGGGAGGAATGGAAATGATGGTGCATTTTTTGTAATAGACGAATTTGATCCTAACAAGGCTCTTGTCAGGCATATATTTAATACAAGTATTAATGTCTATGACCCCGTTTTGAGGCAGTATAAATTTTACAATGAAGGGCTTTATTCTCCTGTCTCTCAAGACGACGTAAATAAATTGTATGATAACGTACCGTTTACGGCCATAGGACAGTGCGTAGCTGGAAATAGACTAATGTATAGCAACTATACAGAGGGGAGGGAAAATATAGACGTATCTAAAGCTCAGATACTTGTTTCGTATTCCTCCTCTCAAAGTACTGGGAACATAAACGTGCCTAACACTACGTCTTCTGTAACAACTAAGATAAATGGACAGAATCAGATAAGAGTAGATCTTTTGGCGACCAATGGGTTTGGCAGCTCCAGTGTGATAATACCATCTGGTAGCATTACAACACTTTCATTTAAGTTCAATCCAAAATGTACGGTAACCAATTACGAGTGGCAGACAGATCCTTTTCATTATTATGAGACAACGCTGGGTCTTGTAAACTATAAGGTGATAATGCCTCAAACAACTCAGGTATTTTCTAAGAGGTCGTCTGATCTAGATCAATACGTAAACATATCCATATATGCCGATAGTGACCTTACCGTTAGCCAGCTTAGAGAAAGGATACAGGATGAATTGTCGTCCACAAAAATTATAATAAATTCCGAGGTTCTTGCCAGTGTGCCCTACCATTTTTACAGGACTGATACGCAAGCTGTTGAGTTTTTAGCAAATCTTACAGAGGACAACGACTACTACGAAGTTGAATGGAGCTTTGATGATTTTATAAATATATCTGGCACTGCCTTCACTTCCAAACCGTATATATCCAACGTGGTGTCAAAAAAAACTGGAAGCTCTCAAAACACTAGAAAGTTCTTTTACACTAGTTCAGGAGTTGAATTTGAAGCGATAATTACGGGTCAGGGCTTTAAGGAGTTAACAAAGCAGGCTAATGTGTTTTATCAAGTTCCTTCCAATGAAACTACATTGGTTGATGTGAATCCAAACACGTTTTCTTCAGTCGGCCTTGAGACATCACAGTCTTTCAAGGCTGGATGCACACACGAGATAGGGGTGGTTTATTATGACAAGTACAATAGGAGCGGCAATGTGAATGTTATAGGCTCTTTTTACTCTTTTCCATTTGGACACCCAGGCAGAAGCGGAAAAAATGGATCTACATCTGTATCAGTTAATTTTGGTTCTGGTCCATCAGCAACCACCGTACAGCCACCATCATGGGCTTCTAGATACCAGATAGTATACGCTGGTCCGTCCACATATGATTCGTTTGTCTCTTACACTACTGGGGGGGCTTATCCAAAACTTTTGAATAACGAGGTTGATGCGAATAACAAGAAAATATATGTCTCGTTAAAAACGCTTGAGAAGTACGCATCAGAAAAGTCTTCTATACGCAATTACTCATTCACGCCTGGGGACAAACTCAGGGTGATAAGCTATGACAGCGGCACAACAACTCTAGCCACAGAGTATCCAGTTGCCCAAGAAAGACAAGTCAGTGGATCATATACTAACTCTAATTATCCAATGGAGTTCAATGTGGTCGGGTTTGAAGTGTTGTCGTCCACAAACAATCCTATAGCCCCTTCTGGACAATCTAATAACGAAAAATATCATGGTGACTTCGTCGTTCTGGAAGCCCCAGAGACGATGACCAGCCCGCCAAAGAAAAAATATATTGGGTGGGATTGGTATCACATAACTGGACTTGCATATGAGGGGGGCGATACAACGACTGAAACAAGTCGCTGGGGAAAAAAAAGCGTAGTAGAAATACTTACTCCTAAAAAAAGTACTTCAGAAAAAATATACTACGAAATTGGCAATTCGTGTGAGTTCACATACAGAGACCCATACGTGCTACACGGATCAAATTCCACTAATCAGGGCGATGTTCATATAAGAACAACACCATGCAAGACTGCCTTTTACGACGCAACTAATGGGTGGCAAACAGTTGGGTCTCCAGATCTCTGGAAGTACGTTAATGTTCCGCTTGAGTCAAACAGTATATCTGACATTAAAAATATGCCTGACTGGTCTAGGGGTCGTGCTCATGTAAAGTACGACAAGTCAAGAACCAAGTCAGAAAGAAACGGTATTATATACAGTGACGCTTACGAGCAGGATGTACTCAAAAACTCATTGTCTTCGTTCAACCCAAGCCTTGCCAACTTCTCATACGCAGACAGGGCTTATGGTGCTTTGAACTACATAGGGTCCTTGGGTGAGAACCTTGTAGCGATACAAGAGAACAAGACCAGTATGGCTGGAGTAAACAGAAACATAGTTTCTTACTCTGACGGACAGGAGTCGGTTGCTGTATCTGGCGATGTTATAGGTCCATTCAGATACTTGTCTGGAGACTTCGGCTGTGGTAATCTTCACGCTGGAGTTCTTAAGCTGAACAATCAGTTCTTCTATACGGATCCAGACAAGAGAAAGGTCATTAGGTTCTCTGCCGATCAAGCTTACGTCATCTCTGACAACGGAATGATGAGCTATTTTGACCCTAAAACCATAAGCTCTTGTAAGTCTGGATATGATCCTCAAGAGGACATCTACTACTTGACGATAAATGATCAGGAGACAGTTGGTTACTCTCTTGCTAAGTCAAACTGGATAAGCAGATACTCTTTTGTTCCAGACAGATACGAGACTATAGGGAGCAACATGATTACCTTTAAGGTTACTGGAGTGCCGTACTACATGGCCTGGAAGCATAACGGAGAAACGGACACAAGTAGATGTGTGTTTTACGGGCAGAACGTTGCTTCTGGTAACAATTACGCAAACAACAACAATTACTTCTCTATAAAGACCGCCTCTGCCGCAGCTCCGTCTAACGTGAAGGTGTTTAATTCTATATCTATAGAAGGGAAGAACAGACTGAGGCCAGCGGAGACCATTGAGGGCAGTGCAACAAACAATTCCACTTACTACTTGACTCAGACGCTTACAACTGATCTAAATCACTCTGTAGAAGTTCTTTCTGCGCCTGTATATAGAGAAGGAACATGGTTTTATAACCTGTCTAAAAGCAGAAGATCTGGAAACATAGACGCGCTTTCCCCTGTGATAAGCATTGAAAACCAATTAGAAAGCACATACAATACCACTTCTAATATAGTCTGGCTTGGTAGAAGAAATCAAACACTGACTCCTACATCTGTTGTCACGAATGGAGTGTATTATACTACTGTATTTTTTGACAACAGAGTTTCTGACTTACCGTTAAGGATTGGGGATAGGCTGTATGCGGCTACCCAGAATGGAAACGAGTTGATCCAGCTACCAGCCAATCAGCTGAATTCTATAAACGCCGATGGATCGCTTACGTTTTCCGCATCTGAAACAATACAGACAAACAATGGTGGAATCTATTGTTTAATAGATCAACAAGGCTATGGCATCAAAGGAGAAGATCCAAGGGGCCACTACGCAGTCATAGAACTTTACGGAAAAGGGCCACAAGCGTCTGCATCTGAGATGTACTGCATCAACGTAAATGTGTCTGATTCCAAAGACCATCACGTTCAATCACAGGAATAATAAGTAACTTAGCAAAAAATACACATCATGGTAGGAGTAGGAGCATTAGCGCTACAGGCAGTGCCAGCTATAATGGATATGGTTGGCGCTCAGATACAGAAGAAGAAGGACCAGAAGTTTGGGGATTTTCTTATTAAGCAAGCTGAGAAGACGCCTACTTATCAGATGGCCGATACTTACAACAAGTATCTGGCTATGGCTAAGCAGGACCCTGTTGGTGACTTTATGCGTGAGCAGGCCGCTAAGAATCAGGCCACTTCAGTAGGAGCCTTGAAGTCTGGAGGCGCTAAATCTATACTTGGAGGGCTGGGTGCTGTGCAGCAACAGGCATTCGCCGATCAAGCTAAAATAGCTGGGGAGTCTCAAAAGAACCTGCAATCTGCTATGCTTAACTATGGACAGGCTCAGCAGTCTGTAATGGATGCCAATGTTGGCCAGCAGCAGGCAAAGCTTGACGCCATAAGCCAGGCAGAGTTTTATAAAAAGAACGCCAAGGACATGGCTAGGCAGGCCATGTTCCAAGGAGGGGAAGAGCTGTTTAACGCTGGGATGAACTTTGCTGGTGCAAATGACTGGATTGGCGGCGGTGGCATTGAAGGCGATAATGCGCTTAAGTATGGCGAGGTAAACACTTTTTATCAAGGAGGACAGGTTAAGAAAACCCCAGGTTCTTTCAGCCATAAAACCAACCCTATAGACATCGTGGCTAAGGGGTCAAAGATTGGAGAGATGACTGGTGGTGAGTACATACTGAATCCAGCTCAGGCTGCTAAGATGCAGTCGCTTGCTTCTTCTCAAAAGAAAGAAGCTCTTCAGCGTTACGTAAAGACTCTGTTTACAAAATTCAACAGCAAGTAATATGGAGTTTCAGCCAAGCTCATACTATCTCGACCGCCTTAGAGAACGAGCAAAAGAAAGAGAGCAGGCTTCTGTAGAGGCTCAAAAGGCAAGTGGCCAATACGAAAAGGCAGCTCAAGAGGCCGCTGCAAAGGCAGAGGATGCTGAGAGAAAGCGTGCAGAACAGAGAGCTAAGGACATACGAGACATATACGCCAAGGGCTCTCCTGCTACCATGTGGGGTAGAGATGCTGCCGTGGTGTCTAAAATGAGAGACCAGATACTCCAGAACCTGGAAAACTTTGCTGACAATCCAGACCAGTTTGCCATGGCTATATCTCAGCTTAACGCCTATGTAGACAACGCAACTGATCTATACAGACAGACATACAAGTCTTATGAAGACGCTATGGTTAGAACGGCTCCTGGAGCGGAAAACCCGTATGAGTCTAACGGACTTCAAGACTCTTATGAAAGAGAACATTACGAGGAAATGCTTGGAAAGCTTGAAGACAGTAAAAGCGCACCAATAATAACCATGAATGAAGGTCAGTTTCTTATTGGAGACAATCAATCGTTGGATTTTTATATGCAAGAAAGGTCTAGAGAATCAAATCCTTTTGCGCCTAATCTACAAGCTCTTCCCCCCATAACCGCTGAGCAAATACTTGCGGAAAACTTTCACGCAATCAACAGCAAGAATGGAGAAAACATACCAGATATTATTCAGCGATATGTTACTAAGGATCCGATGAGAATCCTTAAAGGAAGCAAGGATATAGGGCAAGAAGAATTGGATAATTCACAGGACTATTCAACCTTGCTTTTGGATCAATCAAAAGCACTTGAGAAACAATTAAGGGGTCTCTATCAGTCAAAACCTAAATAACACTTAGTAGTTCAAAAAAGCCTGATAGTTACCAAAATCCCCACTATGGATTATCTTTGCTGAAACTCAGCATAGATGCAAGACAAGGCCATCCGACTTATACTCGATATTAAGAGTCAACTCCCAGAAGCAAGCAACAAAGAAATAGCCAGAGTTATAGCTCCAGACCTCGGAATCAATGACGACGAAGGCATTGAGAGCTTGGCTACAGAGATAGACGGGATAGACGTAGAGGCTAATAAAAAAAAAGAATTGTCGGATCCGAATCAGGTCCAGACGGAAAAGCCTATTGGATTAGATGGGGGAAAACCAGGTTTGGGCTCTTCTTCTCAAAGTCCTGAGCCGCTTCCATCAATGGTGGTTGGAGGCCTCGGAGGTATAGATCCAGAATCCAAGAGATTAGTAATTAGTGACGATGTAATAAACTCTTCTTTGAACGGCATAGTGTCTAGTGCTGATTCTGAAGAAGGGGCTAGATCCGCGTTAAGAGAGCTTGAGTCTAAATTCGGATTTGCTTTAGGGCAGGAAACAGAAGCCGCCATAACTGGACTTATAAAAGATAAAAAAATAAATCAAGAGAAGGCGAAAAGAAAAAGGCGTGAGGCGGCAGCATTTGCTAGGAGCCAAAAAGAATTTGAAGAGATAGCTCAGGGTGTTGATGATTATGAAGCTGAGTCGCTTAGAGATATATATGAAAGATCTTCTAACATAAGGAATAAGTACCCAAACGACATCGAGCTACAATTAACAGAGATGGTTGGGGCTGGGTTGGTTGAAAAAGAAAGGGCCGCTAGGACGACTCTCGAACAGAACCGACTAAGTAACGCGGTAGAGGCCATAGAGAGTGAAATAAGCGGGATGGCCACCGAAGGAAGATTTGAAGACGCCATAAAAGTAGCGGATAAAGTTCTTGAAATAAAAGGAATATCAAGAAGATCAGCTCAAGATATACATAGACAACTCAGATCTGCTGTTCTTGAGACCGAGATAGGAAATGAAATAACCATGGCTTACGGGGCTATTGACCCAACCCAAGCACAGGCGTTGTCCGCTAGACTTAGTGAAGCATATGGTCAAGAGGTCAGGGCCGAGGACATACAGGAATCTGCTAGAAAATTCAGCTTGACCCTAGTTCCACGGCTTACTGAAAGGGTAGAAATAGCCTCTCTTCTTCCTTCGGTCCCTTTGCCTTCAGAAGAAATTGAGATCAATCTTAGAAGGATTACTAAAGAGAGTGAAGTAAGGTACGAACAGGCCCAAGCCAATGTTGAAGAGCTTTATTCGTCTGCCCCTTCAGTTGTGGGTCCAGACGGGGAGATAGTTTATATGGGGTTAGGTGACGAAGGCAGTGTTTTAACTCGAGAGGATAAAGCAAAACAGGAATTTGAAGAGGCAAAGCAGAGGCTTGCCCTTCATCAAGTGTATAAAGAAAAAATGGCGTCATTTAATAGCAATCCAGAAAACGGACTTGCTATAAGTGCGCTAAACACATATAACTCTATAGTCCCTATTTTTCTTGCAGAAAAGTCTGGGAATCTTGCAGAGGCAATGAAGTCTGGAGATCCAGCGAGCTACTATTTCAGGCAAAGCGAAGAGTATCAAGGGTTGTCAGACAAAAACCCAGAGGGAGTAGAGTACATAGGAGCGTACAACTCATGGTTGCAGGGTGAGCTAACAAAAAATAGAGAAGAAATAGCACTAAGGGTTGTCGAGGTTTTGAGTGGTCCAGAGACAATAGGGGGGAAGCCTAGAATAACTGTAGATCAGTTAAACAACATAGAAAATAAGTTGAAAACTTTGGGGGTTTACATAAACCTCACCCCAGGAACGGATAGTACTACTGGCACAAACTTTATAACATTTCCATCTTTCAACGATGTTGCTTTGCCTGAAGCGTTGGTGGGTGTTGTGGATGCGTCTGAGGCTACATTAAACTTCATCGCTAGACTTTATGCCACGGCAGGGGCTGGTTTTGCTGACCTTATACCAACGCTAGGAAATTATGTATCCGATACATTTTCTGGAGGCGCAACCGTAGAGGAGTACGCGCAGCGAGCCACAGATGAAAGCTTTACAGATCAAGTTGCTGGTTTGTTTGCCACGTATAAAGAAGATGGCTTTGCTGAGGGAGCGATTAACGCCGCAAAATCTATTCCTCAGTTTGGAGCCGCAGGGTTGGCATCTTACGTTGGCGGACCAAATGCTGGTTTTGCAGTGATGTCAGTGTTGGAGGCTGCTAGCTACAATGAGTCACAAAGAAATAATCCAGAATTTGCATCATTATCTAGACCAGAAAGGTTTTTAGCAACCGCTTCAGTGGGTGTTGTAGCGGGTACACTTGAGCGCTACTTTGGTGATTTAGCCTTAATGGATAGCTTCGTAAAGGGTGGCCTTAGAAGGATGATAATGGAATCCCGTACGGAGTTCGGGGCTAGAATTGCCTCTCGTATAGGGCTTGGATATGTGGCTCCAGAGGTGGCTACTGAGATAGCTACAATGTTTCACCAACAGCTTACAACAGCATACACCACTGGAGATTACTCATTTTTCTATAACACCAATGCAGTTTTAGATGAGACACAAAAAACAGCTATTTCTTCTGGGATTTTTGGCGGAACCGTTGCTGGTATCTCAGTAGCAAAAGGTTCTCCAGATTATAGAATGCTTTCGGTAGACGCCTCAAGAGAATTGAATTTAATTCTTGAGAAGACACAAGAGGGCAGCAGGGAGCGAAATGATGCGATTGATCAGTTTTTTGAAAAGCTTAGGGGAAATATGGCGGTGTTGTCCGCTAGTCAAGACCTGCTTGACTATATAGGTGCTGTTAACCATAGAGATCTAGGAGAGATAAATAAGATACAAAACCAGATAGCTATTCTTGAGCAGAGAGTTCGAGCGGGGTCTACTAGTAAAGAAATTATAGAAGAGTTAGAGGCCGCTCACACTTCGCTTGAAAACATACAATCTAAGTATAGGCTTCCGCACCAGTTAACACTGGGTGAGGGCGGCATAGATACCGCTATTGCCGCAAATGAAAGACTCATAAATAGAGCAAAAGACAGAAGAAGGAGAGCCGAGAACGCTTTCGGGGGTCTCAATGACCCCAGCAACGCCGCTAGATTTGAGGAAGCTAACAGGGAGATAGAGAGACTTAGCGCTAAGCAACAAGAGCTTGCGGCTAGAAAGTCTGAATTAAACCAGTCAGGAAGACCACGTCGAGTCGGTCCTTTGGGTGTGGGCGGTCGTGTTGAAGTGTCAAATCTGGAGGAAACCAAGTCACTTGGTTACAGAGTTGTGAGTTATGACGAAAACGGTGATGCTTTCATGGTGTACGACCCAAGAGGCAGAGTTAAGATTAACAGAGAATTACCCGTTGGACTGAGAAACAGGGATGCCGCTTTGCAAGCAGAGGTTGTATCAATGCGGCAAAATGGGGCATCAAAGTCCGCTATAGACAGCTTCCTAGAGAGCAGCGTTATAGAGAGTCTCAGAAGAAAGGAAAACCTTACACCTGCTCAAGAGTTGTTTTACAACAAGAACAAGAGCGGAATTGACGAAGCCATGGCTTCACCACTTAGATCTGGTGATGTTGACTTGGACACAAGGCTTGCAGAAGCAACGCCATCAGTTGATGTCACTGACTCTGTTTCTGGCTCAATGACAGACATTTTTGGAGCGAGGGCGGTGAGCATGCTTCAGAATCTGTCTGATAAACTGAATGTACGGATTGTCTTGGCTGATGATGAATACTCGCTCTCTAGGTCGCTGATAGAAGCTGGGGAGAAAAGTGCCTTGGGCAAGCTATTGGACGGGGCCATGCCAAAAGGCGCTTACTTCAACAAGACTGTTTATTTAAGTAAAAACGCCTCCTTTAAGGATGTGATTGAAGAGGTGTTGCATGCACACTTTGCGTCCTTAGGAACTGGGGCCAAGGCTAGGTTGATTAGGGCTTGCCATGCTATACTAGCAAAAGACGAAGTTCTTGCGAGACTTATGCAAGACAAGAAAGATGTTTATGAAAGGGTTGGAATTAGGGGGTTACCTGTGGAGGAAGAGCAGCTGGCCGAGGCTCTTTCTATGGTGCTGAGCAAAAATGTAAAACTACCTGGAGGCCCAAAAGAGAAATTGGCAGAACTAATGGAGCCAATCTTTGAGGCTATAAAAAAGGCATTGTCTGTGTTTGGAGTGAAGACTGAGGAGTTTTCAGAGGTTTCTAAGTACAGGCTGATCAAAATGTTTTCTGATTCCTTGGTCGCAAATAAAGGACTTTCAGTAAATCAGATACAGGAGAAACTAGACATAGAGGATTCGCAAGAGGAAAATGCAGAGACCCAGTCACCAGATGAGGCACTGTTCTCTTTTAGAGGTGAAAAGTCATTCCTGTACAACAAGACCGTTGAGTACCAAGAGACGTTTGAAAATAAGCAGGGAGTAACAACTAAAGTAAAAAACCACAAAAAAACATTTAATGACTACGCTCACTTCAGGAATTGGTATAACTACATGACCAATAACGGGAGAGATAAGATGGTGAGCGAGTTCTATTATATCGATGATCAGGGCAATAAAAAAGAACTCAGACCCCCAGCCCCTGAGGTGAACAAACAAACTGGAGAGATTCTCGGCAGAGAAAAATATAACAGACCTATATCATATGAAGCTAAAGAACTAGATCGTAGATTCAAAGATCAGAAAAACAAAGACCAATTAAGAAGTAATTGGATCGTTGTATCTAATGGTATTAAAGAGTTTATATCGGCTAAGTATGGTGCTTCAGGGTCTGCAACTGCACTGCGTTCATATGGGCTAGAGAACGCAGACGCTAATGGATATGTAAGCACTCCATCTGGTAGAGTTCTAGAAGGATCTATAGAGCATATACAGTATGCTTACTCACTTCTTGATGAATACATACAAGAGAGAGACGGCATGGGGGCTGAAACCGCAATGTTCTCTTTGGACGTTGGCCCAGCAAGAAGTCAAGCGGATTTTAGGATGAAGTTTTCTTTGTTGGCAGACCGAATTGATTCGTCGCCAAAATCCGAAAGAGAGTTTCACCAGAAAGATATGTATGCTCTTTTGAGGTCTATAGGCGTTCCAGAAGAGAACGCCAAAAGATATGCTTTTGAAGGAGACAGGACTGGCGCCATGGTTGATTCCATATATGCCCAGAACGTATTGCATGCGGCTGGAAGACTTACGCCGCTTTTAACCATGACCGACAGAGCTTCCAGGATAATATCTGAGAGAGCGGTGGACTCTGTTATGTCCGCGTTTGACGAAAAGATTAAAGGGGGCACTCTTAGATCCATGTCTTTTTTTGAGGAGACTAACTCCGCTATAGTTGAGTTCTTGAGGGACTCAGACCCATCCGACTTTGGCGGGCAAAAGGGGCTTGACTGGGCTAACAACAACATAAATCTTTTCAAGTGTATAATAGCTATAACGTCAAACGGAAATACTTCTTTCAACAACATAGCCCTTGCTAAATATGTGATGATGTCTCTGGCCAGAAACATGGCTCAAGACGGAAGTATAGATGTTAAAAAGAAGACAATAAGGGGTCTTATGAATAAAGTGGAGAACGCAAACGCATTCAAAAAAGTAGGCGTCAATCCACATAGAGCCAAGTCAATAGGCAAACAACTTAAGAAGTTCATAAACAACATACAAGGAAATGATGTAGGTGGGTCTTATGACGCTTTCTTGATGGATCTCGCAAACAAGCCAGGACTTGAGACTAGATGGGCAAATTCAGCCTTGATGGAATTTCTTTCCCAGAAAGTTGGGGCTTGGGCATCTAATTTAATAGGCAATGAAAATGTATTGACGCAGGACGCGCACCTGGTACAGGTAATCAATGTGTTCAGGGGCTCTAAAATGAAGCGTATTCCATGGAAGCAATTAGAAAAAATACTTGGAAAAGAAAACTATAAAGCCCTTGAAACGCCGAAGGCAAGGATCGCCTTTATATCTGATTTGATTGTCAGAAGTTGCTACGAGAACCACAAAGGCATGGATCTTGGTTTTAACGATAAACAAATAAAAGAAATATCAAAATGGTTTAATAAGAACAAAAAGGATATACTCCCTACCAAACCAAGGGGCAACGAGGAGAGAAGCTTTAACTCGAAGGTTGTGACCAGAATGGCTCAGGAAATGTCTAAGCTATATGGCACTAACGTAACTGTAGCGACCGCGCAACAGATGTTATTTCATTTGAACCATGATCAAAGGTCTGTGGCTGGGGTGTCTGGCAGTCAATACCAGACCTATCGGGACGCCATGGTCGCAGCCACAACAGAGAGAGCGAGTGGCATATTTGACGCTGAATTAAGCGAGAGAGCTAGCGATGGACTTGTAATGTTGATGGAGGGCACTGAGCTAGACAGGGTCTACGAAGGACAGGCTATGTATAGCCTAGTCCCAGGAGAATCAAGAACTCATGGACTGGACTCTTTTATTGGCCCTAACGGTGATCTACTGGATCAAGATAACTTGACAGATGTCGTTTCGGCCTACCCCCTGCATTCGGCATTGCTGGCTCAAGGATCAGAGCCAAAAGAAGGTCAAAGGGTATTTGCTTATGTGGATCCAAGGATAATGTCTGAGACGTTATTCCCTGTGATTAACGTGTCAAAGACACTTAGTGGGCAACCAATGCACGTCACGAGTGAAACTGTTCTAACTGACGTTAAGTTTCCACGTCCTTCAGCGTTTAGCATGGCTGGTATAGCTACTAATAACGAAGGGCCAAAGAGACACGTATCAGGAAAGTTTAGACGCCCTCAAGAAGGGGACGATTTGATGACTGGGGTGTTGATAGAGATGGACCCGCTGAGAAATAACGGGTTTGCTGACGAGAATGGAAGGCTCATAAAGAGCGCAGACGAAGTGACGTTTATAGGCGGTAAGATGATTGCGAGAGGCAACATACAGTACTACCCAGAGTCTATGAACAAGAATGGTCTCAGCGCAGCCGAGACAACTGCCTCAGCAGCAACAAGAACGCAGGCTCAGAATGAAGACATAATTGAGGCGGTTAGGGAGAACCTGAGAAAGTACATGCCTGAGGCTTACACCGAAGACGAGGACATGCTGCTTGATATTTTTGATTCTTTAACCCCAGAAAACCAGAGGGCCATAATGGTGAATCCTGCCAAGAAGAAGGGCAGGCTAAGAGGAACTGCTGAAAGGGCTTCTGTTTCGGAGGATTTTTATGAGATAAAAAATGACATACTGGACAACCCAAACAATTATCTTGATACACAACACCTTGGCGCTGCAAAAGAAGAGCTGAGAGGCAAGAGTATTCAAGAATTGGTGTCCATGATGAGAGGAGATAAGCTTGGATCTCTCATGAACAGAAACGATGATCTTGGAGTTCTTGCCGCTATAGAGATCATCAACAGGCTTCAAACAGAAGGAAGAACGGAAGCTATCCCAGGGGTGCTCGAAGACTTAGCGAAAATGGGTACTTCAGTTGGTAGACTGCTTAGACAGTTTGCCGAACTCAAGACGTCCACTTCTTTTGGCATCTATTCGATGATTGCAAAGCTCTCAGAAAGCCAAGGAAAGGTATTAAGCGAGAGCCAGAAGAATGACCTTCAGCTGGCAGCTGATTCATTCATGGATTCATACAGAGAGTATCAAGCGCTTCTGGATAGAGCCATCGCTGGCGAAGATGTAGAAGTAGAGCTTAATGAGGCCATGAAGCGCCACATGGAAGCTCAAGCAAAGCTGGACACGCTCACCAATGTATTCGTAGACAAGACTTGGTCAGACATAGGTATACAGCTCATGCAGGGTAACCTGCTCACGTCTATGTCTCAAGCCAAAAACATCGCCTACAACATAGCCCAGATGTTCCCGAGAACCATGGTTGACCTTACGTCATACCCAATCGAGAAGTTGCTTGGGTTGATGGGAATGAAGACGTCTGGCAGAAGGGTTAGCATGGCTGCGTATCTACATGGAATAAAGAAGTTTGGCTCTGGTTGGGTGGAGGCAGTTGAACAGGTGGCTACTGGCAGATCCAAGGAGGTGGCTGAATGGAGGATGGACAGAGGTTTTATGCCCGTAAGATCTTTGATCGCAGCTTTGTCTAACGACATACCTCAAACCAAAAACGGTCGTCAGAGACTGAACTCTAGGGCCAAGCTTTTGGTGGCTGGGACGTTTGGTATACCAGCTGAAACTATGTTTAGGTTCCTGTCGCTCGGAGATATTCCATTTAGAAGATTCGCTGAAGCGACAGAATTATACCACATAGGTGTTGGCAAGGGACTTAAGGGGACTGAGCTGGCTAGATTCCTTAAGTACCCAAACAGAGAGGCCATGGACAAGGCGGCAGATGAAGGGGCTAGAATGACCTTCCAGAAAGAAGGGGGACTTGCTAGGGGTAGCATGTGGATCATAAGCAACATCTCGAGAGGTCTTGGCAAGATGTTCGAAAACAACAAAGGGTTTGATGCGCCTGGGTTCTTTAGATTCTTCATCAGGTCTAACGTACCCTATGTCACGACCATTGCCAACTTTATGGAGGAGTCGCTGACTTATATATCTCCCGCATTCGGAACCGCAAGAGTCGCTTCTAATATTCTAAACAACAATGCAGAAGAGGCGTCGAAGAATGCTACCAAGGTTATGGTGGGACAGGTCTTTACTCAAGGTGCTCTTTACATGATTGCTGGTGGGGTACTTAGCGGGGCTGTTGACTGGGAGGACGACGAGAAGACCAACATCATGTATGACGTCCTGCCTCCCAACAGCATCAATATAAGCGCTCTTAAAAGGCTTATGAACGGAGAAGATCCAACGCCTCAGGAAGGTGATGTATACAAGAGCTACCAGACATTTGGGGTGCTTGGCTCCATCATGGGCGCTTACGCTCAGAGCATGACTAAAGAGGCAGCTCAAGATGCCATCAATAACCCCACAAAGGGTATAAATGTGCTTAAGAGATTCTTGGGCATGGAAAACGCATCTCTTATTTCATACATGATGGACCAGAGCTTCATGCAAGGCTTGAATGGAATGCTTGAGGTGATCACTGAGTCTGATCCAGAAAAGCTTGAGATAGCCATGGAGAGATATGCCGAGAGCCTGTCTAAGGCATACACCGCAATGGCTATTCCAAACTTCTTCTCTGGAGCTAATATGGCAACCAGAGAGTTCTTGCCAGACAAGAGAGATGAAAGTCTCATGAACAGAATATTCAATCACGTAAAAGAAAGAACCTTTAACACCGACGGACTTCCTGTAAAAGTTAACTGGAAGGGCGAGAGAATTGATCAGGCGCCAAAGGGTGGTAATCAGTTCGCGTACTACATGTTTGACCCATACAAGACGACAACAACTGGAAGCGACCCAGTGTCTATAGAGATACTTGGTATCTACACAAGAACTGGAGAGCTCCCTAAGGCGGTTGGTACTCCGTACTACGCTTCCTCTGTACATAGAAAGCTTGAAGTCCCTTCGTTCAAGGAGAAGAAGGCTAGAGTCGCTCTCGATAAGCTTAGAGATAGAGGCAAGAGCTACTCGTTTATAGGTAAGACTGGCGAGGAATTTAGGTTCTCTCTTACAGCAGAAGAACTTAACGACATGCTTGAGATGTCTAACTCACACAGATATGTTCACATACAGGAGTTCATGAGGAGACCTGAATACCAGAACATGTCTGACGCAGAGAAGATCGATGCTCTAAACGAAATAAACGGAAAGTATAACTCTATGATAGAGTACTATCCAGACGGTACGTTTATGCCTCACTCTGTTTATCTGCTTGACCTTATAGAGAAAAGACACCAAAGCCTCCAGCCATGAGAGACAGAAAGAAACTAAAAGATACCAAGTTGGGAACTTGGCTAAAAGACAAAGCCCCGCAAGTCCTCGACACGGTAGGCGAACTGCTTCCAGACCAAGGCGCCCTTGGCGTTGTGAAAAGGCTGATTGATCTTGACCCCAACATGACCGCTCAGGAAAAGATGGAGTTTGAGAAGATGCTGCTTGATTACGAGGCTAACGCACAGAATAACGTAACCGAGAGATGGAAGGCGGATATGATGTCTGACTCTTGGTTATCAAAGAACATAAGGCCAATCATGCTGTGTTATCTGGTCTTTGTTTTTACTATATTTGTAGCCATGGATAGCGCTGATAAAGTGTTGTTTAACATAAAATCAGCGTACATAGACACGTTCAGCATACTGATGACTACCGCATTTACAGCATACTTTGCTGGAAGATCCTATGAAAAAGTAAAACTAAATAAAAGATGAGAACAGGAGAATCAGCCAGCATATACGATACGGTATACGATTGTAGTGCGTTTGTGTTTTTGAAGGTGCTGGCCGTGATGGTCGTATTGCTCTTTATGGCGTTCTCGTCATGCTCCTCCCCAGCTGTAGCTCAAGAGGAGTGCTTCGTTATGGGGCCTCAAGAAGACATACTCCCAAAGAACCATACAAAAAATAGAACTGCATACAACCACAAAGAGATTAAGTGCGTAGTTCATGTGCTTTGGGACACAGCGTTTGCCAATAGCCAAATCCAAGAGTCTATTATTGAGGATGCTATGGTTCAGCTGAATGTGGACTTTGAAGGAACTGACATCTCGTTCACTCTTGAGGACATCGATTATACCAATCTGAACAGCTTCACATGGGCCTCTTCGTATAGGTCAGGATCTGGGGTGTGCTTCCCTCAGTACGGAACGCAGATGGCTCAGTGGACTAACATGGTTAAATGGAATACCGCAGAGTACTGCAATATCTACGTTGCCCCAGACTTCTGCTCATCGATCCTTGGTTTTGCATGGGTTACATATATTCCCTATAGCGTGTTGGACGGGGTGTGGGTAGAGACAGAAGTGATGGGGACATACGGGCCTCACCTCACGTTCAGGTTTGAGAATGAAACCCTTACTCACGAGGTTGGTCACTACTGCGGACTGCATCATGTGTTTAAGAACGGCGCAAGCGCCATATCTAACTGCGGTCAATACCTAGGCCCTTGTGAACACAGTGGAGACTACGTGTGCGACACGCCTCCTACAAAGGTTAGCCAAGGCTGTCCAGATGTTCCAGGGTATCATTGCCCATTGATGAATTACGGAGGGGTGCAGTTCTACCCCAACAACCATATGGACTACTGTCCAGAAGAATGCAGAGATGTGTTTACTGACGGACAGATAGATCGTATGCATGCTATGCTTGAGTATCAAAGATCTGACTTGTTTTCTGATGAGGTGTTTTGTTTCGGGGATTTAGACGGGGATTGTCACGTAGGTACAAGCGACTTGCTTGTCATGCTTTCTAACATGGGCTGCGAGTTCTGCACAGAAGGAGATATAGATCTGGATCACATGGTCACGTCAAATGACGTTCTCTACCTGCTCAATGTGTATGGGCAAAATTGTAATTGTTTTGGATTATCTTTGCCTAGGCAGTTGGCGACTAAGCCCGAAGACATTCACGAAATAATAAGAAAGATAAATGACTCCCAAAAAAAGAACTAGAACAAAAGAAAAAGGAACTTGGACTGTAGGAATAGACGACAAAGAGGTTCCTGTTACTGGTAAGTTCGTTCTGGTTACAAACGCAGACGGAACTGTTAGAAGAAATCATTTCAAGGCGAAAGGAAATCTTCCTGACGGAACGAAAGTCAAGATCAACGAGAAGGCTAAGTTTAGATAATGGCTAAAGACGCCTGCTACAATAAGGTCATGAAGAGCTATGGGAAGTGGTCCGCCCGTGCAGCTCAAGCTACCGCAAAGTGTAGAAAGGCTAAGGGCGATGTGAGAAAGACGGAGGCTGGGTCGAACCTTAAAAGATGGGAGGCAGAGAAATGGGTAGACACAAAGACTGGAAAGGCTTGCGGTGCTGGAGGATCTAACGAGTACTGTAGACCCAGCAAGAGAGTGTCTTCAAAGACGCCAGTCACCAAGGGAGAGATGAGCCCGTCCATGCTCGCTATAAAGAAGTCAGAGAAGTCTGCGGTAGGCATGGGAAATAAAGTCAAAGCAATTAGACGCAAGTAATGTAACCTTATAGCCTCACAAGGGCAGTGTATGTAAAAAAAAGAGGGGGCCATGCGCCCCCTCAATTATTTCAAAGTAGTACAGCTGACTAATCCAGCATTGAGATATAGGTTTCATCTCACTGGACATGCGCCTGAATCACAATCCGTGATGTCAAGATCTTCGAACTTGATACCATCAACTGATACCAATGGCTTTACCATGGCCGACATCTCTTCGTATCGATCCTTGCTGATCTCTTCGAGAGGGGCCTGATCAAATCCGTGGTCATTGTGCAGCAAGAAAGAAACGGTCTTGACGTTAGCGTAGTTATTCTTGAGCCAAGCCTTTATCTCATCAAGTTCTTCTTTCCTGTAGTATATGGTCACAGACACGGCGTTGTCTGACCACTCTTTCTGCAACCGCTTAATCACCTCAAGCTGATCCACGGCAGTCATGTCGTTAGCGAGCTTGGTTCCTTCAGGGAACTTGCATGGGAAGCTTACAACCTCCGTGCTATGGTCCTCTGTTCCGTCAAAGTTTCGAACGAACTCTACAGGATACCCAGCCTCTTTAGCTGCGTTCACCAGCGGAGTGCCTGAGGCCATCCTGATTCGACGGATGTAGTACTGGCTATAAGCTGGGTGAGCACCTGGAGTAACCCCAGCGAGAAGGCTGAGTGTTCCAGAAGGCTTTACCGTGGTCAGCTTAATGCTATGATTGAAGCCTGAGATCTTCGAGTACTCTTCGTCGTATGCCCTGAGGTAAGTGTAACAGTCGCTAAGCCAAGAGCGCTGCTGTTCTGTAGCCTGCAAGTAACCCGTTACGCCAATCCCCATACGCATGTTCTTGTGTACGATGTGCTCCGTCTCTGGTACCGCGCACTTGATGGCAAGGCTGTGCTTGTTGATGCGGTACAGGTATCTGGCCACCTTCTTCAGCTCAGTGTATGACTCGATGTTGGGCAGGTAGATTTCTGCCAAGCAGCACGTCTCGAAGTTTGCAAGGCTCTGCTCAGCACAGGGGTTGAATCCCTGCACATCTGGATCTGGGTATTCAGTCTCATGGGTGCGTCCCATGCGTCGAGCCGCTACGAGATTGATCAATCCGTATGGCTCTCCGTTGCCCTTGTACCCCTCCCAGAATTCCTCTGGCAGGAGTTCTGTATTGGAGCATACCACGCTGTTATTTGACATGGCTCTCCAGTTAGGAATGTTGCCAAGGTCCCAACGCTTAGCGTTCAAGTATTCCACATCGGTAGCGTCACCGATAGCAATCTGTGCAGAGCGTCTCACGTTACCTGCTACCACGATGCGACCGACGATGTTCATAATGTCAAGGCAGTCCACTGAAGTTAGGCATCCCCCGTTCTTCCCGTTGAGCAGCTTGTTAATCTCGAACATACCCCAAACCAAATCCTCAGGACCGCTTGCTACGCCGCCGAATCCCTTGATGGGCGAGCCCTTAGATCGGATCAGGTGAGTCGCGAACGTAAACCCTTTACCCGTGTAGAAAGATGCCTCAAGAACTCTTTTGAGGAGCTCAACCCACCCCTCCCTACTATCAGGTACAATAAAATCAGCGTCATTTCGATCTACTCTTTCAATGATTACGTCCTTAAACGGAGGGCGCAGCCCGTCTATGTATTCTTTTTGAATGTTGAATCCAACTCCGCTGCCAAGCATGAGCATCTCGAATGCCCACGTAAATGGACGCACCTCTTCGTCAACGACTACGAACGCACAGTTCTGCAACGAAGGCAAGCCAAGCTTGTCTACGGTCTCTGTGCCTAGCTGCCACAAGAAACGTCCAGCCACCGTGCCCTTAAGGTTGAGCATGATGTCTCGTATCTCTTGCTTGTCTACTTCGTTGAAGCCACATCCAAGCTGATCGTTGCAAGCATTGATTACTCGCTCTACGGTTTCAGGCCATTCTTCTGTGCGATTTTCAACGGCTCGTGCATAGGTTCTTTTGAAGACGGGGTAACCTACCTCCCCCCATGGAATGGAAGAACTCATTTTTTAAAAGTGTTTGTTTGGTGTATTGGTGTTTAGCTTTTACAGGGGGGCAAATCTACTTATAATCTGCGTAGTAGTACCACACTCTGTATGAAGGAATTGACATCAAATCAAGGATTGAAACCTTGGTTATAACGTCAAGCCTATCCTTCCTTTGATACTTCTTTTTGTATGCGTCGAAAGGGTGTTTGACGAATACGTCTTCTACATTCTCTTCGCAATATCTGGCAAGATCTTCCCTATTTACAATGCAGAACCCTCCTTCTTCAGGCATGTCAAAGGCAATGATGGTAGCTCCTCCGTACATCCATCCAGTGTTGCCGCTGACATTCTTGAACTCGCACCATATCTCGTGAGGCATGTTGTTTCCTTTTACGTCAACGCCCCATCTACCAGCGCCGTCATAAGCCATCCAGAAATCTACGTGTTCTCTGGTGTCTTCTGCGCTAGTAGATTTTTCTACGGTAAGTCCAAGTGCTTGAGCTGCCGCCTTGAATCTGGCCTCAGCTACCTTACCCGTTGTAGTCGAGTAGGCTCGTCTGTTTTGATTTACCATTGAGATGGTTATGTTGTTCGGCGTACTGAACTGCGGCCTCCCTTATCATATCCATCTCATACCCTGCCTTGGCCCTAAATGAAGAAACCAAATTCGTCACCTGACCTGGGTGCGTCTTTGCTTCTCCGTTGCTATCAAACAGCTCCTCGTAGAGATCTACGGCTGCCATCTGTATCCTTTCTGTAGCGAGTGCGTACACTCTCGCTAGCTCCAACTTTGTTATGTCCGTCATTCTTTATGATTCTTATTGCCTCTTCTATCTGCTCTCTATTCTTAACGATAAAGAGCTTTGGTGTTTCGCCAAGATCCGAAAGATAACGAAGGAAAAGCTTCCATCTCATAGGAAAGTCGTGATGAGATGGAGTAAAACCTTTTGTCTCTATGATCCACGACCTATCCTTTGCTACGAAGTCTGGAGTGTACTTAATCGCAAGAACTGCTTTACCAGTTCTATCTGACAGCTCTTTAGAGGAGGCAGTCATTTTATGATACACGCCCTCATACTTGAACTGATCCACAAGTGTATACTCCACTTCTTCGTAGTCAAAGTCTAGGCCGTGATCACAAAGCAAATCAGCGCACTGCTTTTCGAGTCCGCTTTTGTAACGTCCCAGCTGCTTCTTGCGAGCGCTGGCCCGTGGTGGCGTCCCCCGTTTTGCTCTCTTCACTCGGCAAAGTTACAACACAAAGCCGACAATAGAGAGAGAATTAAGCGTTAATTGAACTGATGGTACACATTGAACTGTAAACCAACAGGATCGAACAGTTCTTTTCCAGTAGAATTCACCCTGAAAGCAGTCATCGGAGTGTTCATTGTGAACGTAACGGGGTTGTCTATTGGCGATGGAGCGCCTCCAGTCTCCGTTTCCCTGACTTTCCTAACGTGAAACTCAGTCGTCTTACGTAGGCTTACGTCTGGTGCTTGAACCTTCCTGTGTATGGTGATGAAGCAGTCTGCTCGGTTCACGAACTTGCCTCCACCTTCAGTGTCCTCTGCGTATGGAGCCACAGGGAGTCCATCATCACCCTTCCTACGCTGAGCTTCTGTTACGGCGTGCATGTTCAGCCACACAGCGATGTCGTTTGCTTTGCTGAACGTCAGGAACTCAGACGCTGCCTCGTAGTGGTAGTCGTGCACCCCGATGTTTGAGTTGCCCATGTCAAGCTTTAGGCTGTTGTACGGGTCTACAAACACCGCATCCACAGCCTGCTGACGCAGCACCTTCTCAAGGAACAGGATAATCTCTGCGTAGCTATACACTTGGTTGTTGTTGATCACGGTGAAGTGCTCTTGAACCCACTTGTAAGCAGCCTTGCGCTGATCATACGACATCTCATTTACGCGCCTGTTGAACCCGAACTGCATCAGAGTCATCTTAAGCGAAGAGGTCCTGTTCTCAGAAGAGTACACAACCCACTTCCATCCATGCCGTACAGTAGCATTCACCATGAGATAAAGCGCCATCGTAGTCTTACCTACGTTGCTGTGTCCGTTGATGATTAGGAACTCTTTCTTGTACCTGAAGTACTCGTCAAGCTTTGCGTCACCCGTATCCAGCCCTACTTGTATCTCTCCATTTGCATAGCTGTCAATCCACCTGAAGTCCTCATCGTCAGACGATATGAACGACATGTCCCCATCACTCAAGAGCATCTCACGCTGAGCGCTCTTCTCATTCGAGACGAGGGTTTTGATTGGGTCTTTCTTCCCAAGCTCTATCCCGTCACGTATGGTGATCATAGCCTGCTCCTCAGAGTCTATGTTACGCTTGCATATCTCCCTGTGAAGAATCCGAATTGCTTCGTCCTCCTCCATACGCCCAGCTGAGACATACCCGCCACACAGTCGTGCAGCACGAAGCAGTGCGGTATGCTTGTTGCCATCCTCTGCGACACGTATCATTTTGGCGGCGAGGTTTAGCTTCATGTAGTCCGTGTAGTGGTCACGAACCACGGCTACCTGAGTGTCTGCTCTCTCACTAGAGAACGCCCCGAACTTTGAAGCAGACTCGTTGACGATTATGTCTGGGTCGTGAGACTCAAAGCACGCCCTAGATTCGTTGATTCCAGAGTCGTCAGGGGTAATCCCGTATTGCTTGTTGAAGTAAACCTTGAGCGCCCTAAAGTGGTCTCTGTGTCGCTCAGGATTTGTAATCCTTACGAGCACCTTGATGCCGTCACCTGATGGCGACATCCATGCAGAGTAAACGTATTGGTCAGTACCAATAGTTGACTTTGTAAGCGTCACCTCTTCTGGTGTTGACCCAACGTGATCGAAGTCAAGCACGATGAATCCGCTGTGGTCAAACAGCCCGTCATCAGTACGATCAGAGAACTGACCGCTGAACAGGACGATAGGCAGTTTCTTCTTTGACTCCTTGTCACCGCTGCGGACAAGCTCTATGGTCTTCTCGCTTGATCCGTCTTGAATCCTGCGAAGCGCCAGGCCCAGAGAGATATACCTAGGGGACTTAGTGTGGTATATGCTCTCGAATATAGTTACTTGCATTTCAGCTCTGCTGCTTTGTTCAAGTACCAGTTAGCCTTCATGACGTCTTTGTCTGCGGTCTCCCCCAGCTTTGACCCTGCTCGCATCTTGTACTTGAAAGCGTTCATCTCACAAAAGATGAGGAAGTTGTCGAGACCCCACACATCAATCATCATCTCCCATGTTTCTTTGGAGAACTCGTTGTAGTGATTGGGATGGTTCACGTATTCGTAGGACTTTTCCATAACAGTTTTGATTCAATTATTTCTTTAATTATTATCTTGACGTCACCCTTGTATGTTTTAGGGTAACATTGCTTGGCTATGATGGCCATGCTGTAGTTGTCTGCTGCAATCAATCCGACATCTTCAGAGTGAGACAGGCAGTACACCTCTCGTGTGTAGATGGTCTTGTCTTTCTTAAACCCCACCTTTAAGGTCTGGTAGTATATGTCTTTCTTCATGAGATCTCTATCCTAAACTTTCGCTTGATCAAAGGGACCATGTCTTGCATAGACAGTGTCATCCCTGAACAATCGGTTGACTTCATCAGCACGCAGTTGTCCCCGTTTTTGTTCGTGATGCATAAGATCACGTAATCATCTTCATTCGCAGGGATATGCACCTCGTAGTCCTTATGATCGGACATCACGCAGAAGAAAGAAGTACTGCCTCCGTTGTTGTTGACCCCACTAAAAGAATGAGGGCTGAAGAAATTTACACTCTTCAACCCCCATTCAATAGCGGCATACAAGCCAAAGAACTTAGAAGGGGAGGTCCTCGTCTGCTGCACTCGGCTTCTTAGAGTAAGAAGACTTTGACTGCTGGTTCTCCTTTGCCTTCTCGCTGTTGGGGTCCCACACGGTGGCAAATGACTTGCCATTCTTGCTTACCCCTACAGTGATGAACACGTTTCCGCCAGTACCGTCAGGTTTTACAGCGGTGGCATACCGCTCCATGAGGTCCTTAAGTTCAGGAACCTTCAGTCGAAGGCGTTGTGATACATACTTGCCGTTAGGATCAAGTTTCGGGTCTTCAGCATATCCGATGAATACGGAATCATACTTGGTTGAGTTTTCGCTCATTTGAAAAAAATTAAAAAAGGTTTATTGCGATAATCATTATTACGAAGTACACTATGACAGCAAGTGCTGAGGTGATTGTGTTGTTGAATCGGCTCATACTTCGAATGTCATGTAGTCTGTCTCGCCTGCTGAGTCATCATTCAGCCAAGCTGAGATCTTAGTTATTGCGTTGAAGAACTTCATCTCTCCTCGGAAGAGGCTTTCTTGTGAGCACTTGACGACCGCTGGTAGATATGGGTATGTCTTCTCTTGCACAACCCAATAGAAGTCGTCGATCCCTGTAAGCTTGCAGTAGAGATAAGCTTGTATGTCGTAGCACAGCTTGTTGACGTCATACCTAAAGCCATCGACGCTACGTGTAGACTTGCTGTCTGAAATAAAGCCACTGCCAAGGCAATCAAGATAACCCTTGATAATAACGCCATTGATCTCTCCATATACTTCTTTTTGGTAATCACCCTTCAGGTAGGTGTCTAAGATGCCACACACTCGGAGGCGGTCTACCATGGCTATCGCCTGATCCCAGTCCTCTTGGGAGCACACTAGCACGCCACTATCAAACAGGTCGATCCGCATCTTTTCTTTTATCTCTTTGAACTCAGCAGTCGCCTCTGGTCTTTTAGAGCTTGCGGTTTTTCCGCTGCACATACCGAGGATTTCTTGGTTACTGAGAACCTTGTAGGTAGCCTTAGCCCTGTCCAAGTCAAACAATATAGCGTCATACATACTTCCAAATTCCAGAGCGTCAGATTTGTATTCCACCTTGCCCTTCATGTGGAGATCAAAGAGAGCGATGTCAGTTAGCGCCTTCTTTAAAGAGGAGTACGACAAGTGTTCCTTGTTGTACCTCTGCATCAGCATCTCTGGTATCCTCATCGAACGAACTTCTTGATGGCTTCTTTCTGCCGATCAGACAGCTCGTTGCCATACTTAGACATCACGCTTTCGTATGCCTGCTTCTTGTTGGTGGCGCTCTTCACGTATGAGATTGCTTTGTCCATGATGCTAGGCTCAGCGAGTGCCGACTCTTCTTCTGCGATAACCTCACGAGCTGCTGCTCCGCCTACTGGTACACGGCTTGGGGCTGTGGCAGTTTCTTTCCCGTGGGTATTGGTAGAGTCGCTGTCTTTGGTGTCGTCGATCAGGAACATGCCGTTGAGGGCATACTTACGAGCATATGATGACGTGGCCCCAGTAACCTGAGAAGCGTCCATGCCCTTTTTTGAGTCTTCCTCACGGGCCTGTGCCTGCACATTGATTACGTTACCTTCGAAGTCAAAGACGACAACTTCAGCACGGACATACACGCGGCCTTCGTGAGATACGATGTAGTCGCTAATCGTCATGCCGAGTTCGTGCTTGGCGAGCAGCGGCTTCACTGCTTCCAGGATGTCCTCGCATGAGCGGTAGTTGTACTTCCCGAAGCTGTTGAACTGACCCTTGGGGGCTTTTAACTCCGCTTGAATAGCGGAGAGTTTCTTGTGAATAGACATTGAAATAAATTAAAAGGGTTTGTGTTTAGAGAAAGAGATGCGGCTTGTTTCATCGGGCTTTTACACAGCAGCCTGTTACGGGATCTCCCCGCACACCATGAGCAGCATCTCAGGTAGGTCAGCGTTCTGACCAAAGATCTTTTACGATCGAGTGCACCTTTACGTAGGAGCAGACGAAGTTGAGCATGTTATGTGTTGACTTGAGATACAGCTTGTCGAAGTCAGTTGACCCCGACATGTTGCCTGCTACGGTATCGATTTCAAGATCTGGAGTGACGTGCATACCAAGAATCTTTTTTGCTTTCACAAGGCTTTCCGTGTATCCCTTGAATCCGTCAGAGTATTCTCTGAGTGTTGAGGCTACGTCTATGGCAGACCAATCGTTAATGCCTTGGTCTACTATGTCTCCGATGATGATCGACTTAGATGGGCGAGATATTGACTCGTCATCCATGATCATAGCTATAACCTCAGATTCTGTTACCATCGTTGATGTATACTGATCGAACAAGTTTGACGTTTCCTCCTCGGCTAAAAGCGAAGCTTGCACTTGGAGTGACATAAGTTACGCCGTCTAACTCATACGAGTACGTCTCTTCCCAACCTGAATAATCTGATGATTGACGCTCTGTTTCAGGTGAATGTGACATGTGTTTGGGGTTTTGTGATGCTGCAAATCTACGTCAGAAAACAAGTACGAGTCAAGGATTTGGTGAGAAATTGTCTCCATCCTCGTGCTCGCAGGTTTCTTGTTTCGTGGCTGGGGCTGCGCCCAGCGATCGAAGCAGATGGTGAACATCTTGGTTTTGTTCGGTAAAGTTCTTCTCGCAGCATGGCTGCGCTGTTGGCTCTTGTGAGGAGCATGAGATCATGGTCACTGCCACGATGGGGATCATTTTGTTCATGGTGTATTTGTAGGCTTTTCCCATCATTAAAGGGCGAACTGCCCATCAATGAAGGATTTTTCCATCACTTCTTCGGCTAACTTGTACAGGGGGTCATATCCATTCCACGACATCACGTTTCCTTCGTGCCTATCCCGATGATACAGGATCGTAGTGTGATGCATCTTGAGGGCGTTGCCTATGTGAAAGGGCCTGTACTTGTTACTGAGCGCTACTAAGATCGCCGCACGTGGCTGGACGTAATCAATCGTCCTTGCTCGGTGTAGCTTTTCAACCTCGTATCCGTTGTCTTTCTCTGCCATCAGCACCGAGTAGTACTGATTGTAGATTTTTTGAATCTGCATATGTGATGTCATACCATAAAGATTGGTGGTGAACTTGTGTCTTGTACGTTGACTTTAAATTCGTATACATAGTAGTCGTAGTGTTTCCCGAACTCTTCCTTGTGGTTCTTCGCCGCTTCGATGGCTGCGTCCTTCTTGTTGTATACCCCCACAGGGAAGGTGAATATCTCGTGTCGGTTATTCTTGGTTGCTGTGATTACGTATAGCATATCAGAATCCATAGTTCTTGGCATCCTTCCTGATCATCAGGACATCCTTCACAAAGTCAGCATGCATTTCATGAACAGGTGTTTCCTCGTCGTTACGAAGCTTGTCTATGAATGACTCGCAGCAAGCCATGAACTTGTCAAGCATCATGGCCTTGTCTTTAAGTTCGTTTTGTTTTTGAATGTGGGTCATCTCTTGTGTGATATTCATTTCATTCCTCGATTAAGCCCTCGTCTAAGCATACTGCTAAGGTGGCGGCTATGTTAATAATCAGTTCTTCCATCGCTTGGGTTTCGTTCTCGTAATACGCAAGAACGTCAATCGATGAGTATCGATCCATGATGTCATGGATATGCTGAAGAGCGACAGAGGCCGTGCCAAAACGCACGTCACCTCCGTCATAAACTCCTTTCGCCACGGCGATTAAAGTTTTGCTCCCGACAGGTTAAACGCAAGCTCGAACGCTTTGTTGTCGAGCATAGTGTGGCTGCCGACCATCTTGCTTGATTCTCGCCGAGCGGCATTGTTGCCACTGAGGTGAGTGGTGAACTTGGTTACGCCGTTGAACATACCCCAAGCGCTACGGCCCTTCTCATTCATCTCGGCCCATACCGCATCACGCAGGGCGTTAGCTCGGTTGAACTTCTTGGCGTTGATGTCTTGAGTTGGTCGAGCGAAGTCAACGTCAACCATAGCGGCGATGAACTTGTTGATTTGATCTTGGCTTACCGATTTCTTCGACATAGCGACCATCTTGTCGGCAGTCATCTCAGCGCTCAGGTTAACCGCCTCAAGCATCTTCTTGCTGCTGTCGATCATGCCAAGCACCTCCTCGATGGACCGCTGAGTGTGCTTCGCACGGCCTTGGTCTTTGAGACGTTTGACTGTCTGAAAGAATGTGTTTGAGCAGCTAATCGTAAGGCTTGAGTTGCCCCATGACAAGGCGGTTGTCCCGTCATGTGAGTTGATACATGTGGTGTAGAAGTCCACTCGGTCGTTGTTCTCTCCGATGCCGTTGATCTGCATGGGTGACTTTAGTTGAACAAACACCTTGCGGCCACCATCCAGTACGCCAGCCCTGTGTACGGGTGCATTAGCATGGCTTGACACGGCGTTCACGAGATTAATCATTTGGCTGTTCTGAAACAGGGTGTAGCCCTTCTTGACAGAGGCGAACACATCGTCGTTGTCGCTGCGAACCACCGCATAGAACGGAGTCTCGGTTCCATCTGCGAGTTGAAGAGGGCGCTTCTCGACAGTCCAGTCGAGGGATTGAAATTGATTTTCCATAACGATTAAAGGTATTGTGTGAAGTTTGGATGAAATCCGATTGAAGTTAGAAAAAGCTTTATGTAAAGCGAGATAATCATTTGATTGATAGTTTTTTGGAGCCTATCGGTTCCAGTGATTCTTAATGCATACCCATATGGTGGCTTGAAATTCGTGTGGCTTGATGCCAAACTCGTTAGCTACCTTGATGGTCTCTTGTTCGATTACGCTGTATTGCTTGGAGGTGATTGACTCCTGCACTTGAATAGGTGATTTGCTCGTGGTCTGACATGCTCGGATGTGCCACCGATCTATGGTGACGTGTGATGGGTCATCTTCTCCTACGTTCCTTGCAAAGGCATACGTCTTTGGGGATGACTTCAGAATCCTGAAGTTGCCTACGGCAATCTGAAACGCTCGCTTTTTGTTTGCGTTGAAAGTGCATACGCTGACTGCATCAGGAGACATACCAGCAGCGCAAGCTGAGAGAACGAGTTCTGCGTCAATCTTGTTTCGCTTCCACTTGTTGTTAGGTGAAAGCGCACTCACTACGCCAGCCGCAATCTCTTTGGTCACCCCGTATTTCTCTGAGAGAAACGAGGCGAACTGACTTGCCTCGGTGTACCACCGTTGGCCCTCGTACTTATCCTCAACAGTGGCCTGTGAATACCAATGCTTCAGGTTGCGGCGAAGTTGCTTACGAACTTCTGCGTTTTTGGTTACTTCGTTAATCTTCATTTTTCTTAAATTCAATTAGTTGCTCTCGCAATTCGATGTTGTTTGTGATTGTGATGGCCCATCCAAGGATGGTGATGATCCATAGGGATGACTCGTAGAAGGGGTGTATCATTCGTTGTTGTACAAAAACGACAGCCCGTAATCATCTAACATCTGTCCAATTTTTTCGCGGGTGTATAGACATTCTTCTCGTGCGTCATCAGACATATCATCCTTGTGCTTGTATCGTACTCGTAGGCCTTCTATCAAGTCGTGAATCATCAGTGCCATCTTAGCTCCGTTCACCGCACGATTGAACTCAGGTTCCTGTTCAGGGAGTTCAAATTCCATTGTTACTTTCATGTTTTTATCTGCTTGTTAATTAGTTAGTTATTTCCACAGAAGGAAACGCATTTCCCTCTGTGGAATAGTCACCAGCTAGAGTTAATAGTCACCAGCACCAGTCAGGTTTTGTCATCCCAGCTTCTTTGGGCAAACGATTAAACCATACGTTTAGCAGTTCAATCAATCGGTGTACGTCTTCGTCTTCGAAGCTGCCGATTTTGTTGCCGTCAACAAAAAGGTCATAACCGTAGGTATGACAGCACCCATCTGCGCAAGTGTGGTGGTAATCCTCAAGAGTTATTTTCATTTCTCTTTGGTTTTGTTGTTACAGCAATCTTTCTCTTTCACCACAAGGTAATCGCAGTCAGCGCACCACACATAGGTAGGGTCGTAATCCTTGCGTAGGATAGCCATAGCTTCGTTGGCTTTCTCGTCGTTGCCTGTCTCGGCAAGCGAAATCAGTTGCTGTTCGTTCATTGTTATTTCTCTTTGGTGTCTACTTTTATAATCCTATCCAAGAGTTCTGCAAGTTCTGCTGCGTTGTCAATAGACCAGCCAGTGGTTCGTAATACGAAGAACCCATGATGAAGATCAAACGGATTCTGATATTCGATGGTAATCTCTTCGTACTCACTCGTCGTTCCTTCGGTGTTACCTTCTTGTCCAAAGGTGAAGCTTGCGGACATGAGTTCTGGTTTCATTTGACTTGTTTTTGCTGGGTGTTTAGGCTTATACCTCATCGGGTATTCGTTGTAAATAATAGGGTGTTTTTACAACCTATCGGGTGCAATTTGACCTGTCTTAATTTCATCCATGACTACCGCGTCTATTGCTTCTATCATCTTTACTAATGTATCTCGTAATTCCTTAAGACTCCTTCCTAAGAGAAGGGGTTCGCCCTTCACAATAAATTCGCCCTTATCATCAAAGCATAAGTACTCAAGCGAGTAGTACGGAGGGCGGGTTGCCTCTTGAACAACCCTATACTCAATTTTCCTAGCCATCTTGTCTTTGTTTTAAGTCCTGAAAAGTGATGTCAAACCGCATTTGAATGTCCTGAAAAGTGTAACGGGGGTAGCACAATGGTCTTTTCACCTTGGATTTCCTTTAGGTCAAACCAAGTGTTTACTTCAAATGGTTTTCCATGTAGGTAGTCATCTTCATAGTCTATAGCCACACAGATATAAGGATACCATGCACCTTGGATGGATGTCAGGAAGATGCGTTCTTGCCATTCCTCCTCATCTCGACTAACAAGTACTTTAGTTCCTGCTTGAATTCCAGTGAACTCAAAGTTGTTTTTTCCGATGTTGTTCATGGCTGATTAAAGGTTCAAAACTCAGGGGTTATGTCCGCTATCTGAGGCTTTACGTAATTGTTGATGTCGTTGCTGTATCGATTTCGGAAGTATCTCTTCACGCTTGCTGTGGTGTCATGCGCTTTGATCCAGTGTTGATACGGGTGAATCAAGTCGAACAGGAAATCAAGCTCTTCTTGCATCATTCCGTTAGCATCACGTGACTTGTTCTGCTCATAATACATCTCTTTATACCTGTTCATTCTATTTAATTTTTTTGTTTGACCTCGTAAGCCCCCCACCCATACGCTAAGAGTGACACCACTCAACGATACGGGATCGACATTCACGCAGGGCAGGGGGTGAGGGGCGTTGAAAGACCGTCCTTGTAGGGGCGGTAGGACTTGAACCTACGGCCTTGATTGTATAAGAATCCTGCTCTAACCAACTGAGCTACGCCCCCATGTTGGTGCACCTTTCATAACGTAGAGGTGCAGGACTCTGTCTTTCAACGAACTTCGGCAAAGATATGCCGTTGTTTCCACATTTCCAAGGTTTCAAGCAACTATTTTTCCCTACTTCGTAGGACTGATTAAATGATAGCGTAGATGAGCTTCCCGATGGTCATGGCCTTGCGGAGGGTGCGTCCATCCAAGTTGTTCCCGCTGTTGTCTACCCAGTGTGGGAACTCACGTGGGTTGTACATGACCTGAACTAACGTGCCCTCTTTCCTCATGTCCAGCATGGAATCGAAGGCTTGGTTTAGGTCATTGAGATTCAGGCTATTAACCTGAACCTGCTTCGGTCGAAGCCATGCGCACACCGTCTTGTTCGCGCCTTCGTGGATCTTGCGTGCCGTGGACTTGTTATTGACGAGCGTCACGTCTTGCATCGTGAATGATGTGTTGTCGGGGTTGTAGTAAGAAACGGCCTCGTCTACTTTCAACTGCCAATGCTTGAAGTTCGGCCCTTGGGCGAGGTGGAATCGTAGCTTGATGTTGCTCATGGGTACATGATTTCTATGTTCGAGATGTAATCTTTGATTTTTTCCTCTTCCTCTTCGGAGAGTTCGGCTTTGCACAGCTTCTCTCTTGAGTCACGGTGAATTACGCTTGCCCGAATTAGCGTCACGGTTTCTTCGTAGAAATTGCCATGCCTGTATATGGTTTCCACAACCCAATTGGACAAAACAGTTTGGTATGCTGTTTCTTCGTCTCGCTCGAAAACTACGTCGACGTACTTGATTGAGATGACTTCGACCTCTTCATGGTCGTGGCCGTGCTCGAGGTGTGATGTGATTTTCATGGTTTTTTTGTGATTAGATAAACAAAAATTAGGATTATTGCAATAGCAATTAAAAAGTCAACTGCTTGTTTCATGATGTGAGCCGCATGAGGGATTCGAACCCCCGACCCGCTGAGTACAAATCAGCTGCTCTGGCCTCTGAGCTAATGCGGCTTTGGTGGCTGTTCACCAATGAGTTAGGTCAGTTCTTGTCCAACCACTTTGCATACGGGAAGCCGTTGCTTCCGATGATGTAGACACAGAACGACCCGTTCTTCGTGACGTAAACCGTGCGGCCTTCGAACTCGTTTTCAGTCGGTTGGCCCAACCAAACGGCATACGGATTGCCTGACTTGCTGGTGGCAGTCACATAGCGTGACCCGTTGTTCGTCTGACGTACAGGGAAGGTCTTGCCATCAAGCTCGAAGACGTCTTTCGTTTCGACACCTGAGGTGACATCGAATCCACCACCCGAAGAGGTCTTTGCGGTGAAGGTTTGAGCAGAAACAGCTACGCTGAAAGCGACGAACAGGGGGAGAACAAAAAAGTTTTTCATTGTAAATGAATTAAAAGGGTTTGTGTTTTGAGAGGGAATCAGTTGAACATTGCGTCTTCGAGACGCATATCGTGGAGTCGTGACAGGTAGTCACGGTAGGTGTTGCTTTCGAGGCAGAAGATGTGCCCTGTATTGGGGAATCGGACTGCTTCATCACCCTTGCGGATGATCTTTCCTGTCTCGTCACAGGTCGTGTCGTACCTGACGTTCAGGACGTAGGGGTCAAAGGTGTATCTCATAGTTCTTCGATTAACTTCGTTAGCTCTCGATTCAGTCGGCGCAACTCATCGTTGTGGAAGTCGATGCGCTCCTCAAGTGAGCGCATGATTCGCTCAGATACGGGGTTGATGTACGTTAACTTTCTCATAACCAGTTCACTTTCTGAAGTTCATCGGCCAACTTCCGTGCCTCAAGCATGGCGTAGGTACGCTGTTGTGTGTATGTGCCTGACGTCTGAGGTGAGGGGAGTGTGACCGCTGTTCCGTAGGAACGTGTCTCTTCGTGGGTCATGTACATGTAGGCCGCTTCGCCTCGCATGATTGCTCCGCAAATTGCGGTTTCAAGTTCGTGTCGTGTCATAACGTGATGTGATTGATTTTGATATTTGCTAATTCAGGGTTCTCTGCTTCCATGTCGGCGATGTCTTCAGCTCTGCTGATGGCCGCTCCCGAATAGAACTTAAGCCAGTCGTATAAGTCCTCTCGAACGTGCTTGTTAGGCCATCCTTTGGATGTGTAATAGTCGATTTTTGCCAAGCACTCTTCGTACCTGTTGTAGTAGTACTCCTCCGTCTCTCTAAGGCGCAGGTAGGTCTGTTCGATGTCGTTGCTCATGACGTGATGTGATTCAGAATTCAAGTTCAATTTCGTCGTAGTTTGGCTCGTCGTCGTCCGACCACTCGGTGTAGTACCACAGCTCGTCCTCGTAGGTGTCGTCGAGGATAGCCTGAAGGCTGTCCGTCATGGGTAACGTGAGGTCTGCGTCTGTGATTTCGCGGAACCCGTACTTGTCACGGAGGATGATGGCTAAGGAGCTGACATCGGAAGCATAGTACATGCCGTTGTCGATGCAGTATCCGTCGTACATGCCACGTCCTGTGACGGAGCATTGACGGGGGTAGCGGGGTGTTGTGATGTTGTCCATGTGTTTCGATTGATTGACACCGCAAAGATACGGCGATGAGTTCGACATTTCCAAATTTATTTTTTTAACCTTTAGGTTAGAGATAGATGGAGGTCTTGTTTGCGAGGTCGTAGATGGCCGCTTGCTCGTTCGCTTTCCCGAATGCAATCGCATCACCTAACGTGTCGAAGTGCTTGCTGTAATCTCCGATTAAGTTTCCGTCCTCAACCCAAGCCCCGATGTATTCTACATCCATGGCAATCTTACGGGACTCCGCTTCGTTGTCGCTGAACAGGTTGTAGTACCCGTCAATGAACTCCTGGTCTAACATCACGTCAATGAGCCTGTAATCTGCGTGATGCCACAGCACGTCGAACAGGTTCCCTGCCCAAGTTCTGGTCATGTTTTGGTCGTCATCGATTTCGATGACCAAGAAATCTCGGTCTTCAGTCAGCTTGTAGCTGACCATGTACCCCGTCTCAGGCGGGAGTTCGAATCCTTGGATTCCTTTC